CGGATGGACGCCTATTGGCAAGCTGGATGTAAATGGTGCAATTACTTGCACGACTGCATCAGCAACGGATGACTCCACCAAAGCGGCTACTACCGCCCATGTGAAATCTGTTGTCCGAGGAAATGTGGTTTCCGTAATCGGGCCTCCGACATACACGCTCCCTGGAGGGGGCTATGCCAACACCGTTATCCGAAGAGGCAGTTATGACACAACGGGTAATCCTACGACATTGGTGGTCCCGACAAACGCGTCAGTCCCAATTGCCATTGGCACTCAATACGTCCTTATCCAAGCTGAGACAGACCCCTTTACAATCACTCACGACCCCGGCGTTGGGGTGGCGTCGCGCGACAACAAGTTCACATCGGCTGGTTTGTATGCGGTATGCACCCTAATCAAGACGGACACGGACACTTGGTATCTTGCTGGCGACCTGATTGCGTAATATGTTCCTCGCTACCATTGGCATTGTAGCACGAGTCGGCCCTCTGCCCGCTGGGACATTCATCTCCGCACAGTGCGTGCAAGCCTCGTATAACGGTGGAGGCGGACCCTCTTATGGTGATTGGGGCTATGAAGTAACCCGCGCCAACGGAAGTGGCGGGACTTATGCTACCGTGGAGTGCGAGAACTGTAACGGCTGCTACCACCCTTCTGGGCTTACATACTATTCCAACAGCAACAACATTTATTTCCCCGGACCATATGGAGATGTCTCTGTTGGTGACTCCAACTACGGCGAGTATGCCGATGGAAATGGCGGTTCTTATTTTGCCAGCAACAATAATTACTATGCTGGTTGTGATGGCACCTATGCGACCCAGTCTTCAATAGATGGAGCAACGGGCGCTCCGATGACAACGGATTGGAAAATTGATTGCGGCAGTGACACTTACTACACCGTGAATATCCTTGCGCCCGGATATGTCTTGTCCCAATCATGCTCCACGGCGCTATCTACCGATGCGGCAGGAGTTCAATGGACGGTGGGGGTTCTTGTTCAACAAATCACCGACGGCGCAGGCGGTTCTTACCAAAATACTACTGCAAATTATTCAGATGGCATGTATCAATGCGGTTCCTACCCAAGTGGATACGCAACGTCTTACAGCAGCTCCACCTTTACGTTTAGTTATTTTGCGCCCGAAGATGGTCAGGAAAATGACGGCGTAACAGGAACTTACGAAACGTTATTTTACGGAGGCGATATGTCTGCAACATATTCGGATGGCACTTACTCTGGGTCTTACTCTGTCGGACCTTCCCCGTATACCAATTATTCCACAGGCTATGTTTTCTACCAATGGAATAATGGTCAGGGCCGTAACTACTTCCTCCACTTTGACGGCTTCAGCGGCTACTATGAGACAAATGATGGCGGGTAAGGGTGGACAACTTGCCCACATTGTATGGGCAGACTATTCACACTATTCACAACTTTATTCACAGCCCTAATACTGACCGGATGCTCGATTTTTTCAAAAAAGCAGGCAGAACTACCCCCGCTCCCAGAGCCGGCTACGACTGTGGGGCTGTCTGTCGCCGAAAAGGACTTGGACAAGGCAACGCAAGACCGCCTATCGAAGGTGGCTGCCTCCGTCGGCATCTCTTACATCTTGGCCCAAAGGGAGCAGACAGAGCAGACCAATCTGGTTCTGCGGAGCGAGCTGCAACTCGCCAAGACTTTGACAGGACATGCAGACCCAATCGACTGGGCGCTGACACGCAAGAGGGTGGAAGCCGTTCTGGGCGGGATGCCGGTCGCTGATGCCTACAAGAAAGAGCAGGAAGAGGCTGCTGCGCTTAAGAAGAAGTTGTCCGACGCTGACGCAAAATACGAAGCGGAAAAAGCGAAGAAGCAAGCGGAGTTCAACGCGAAGCTCTTGGAGAGGGAACAAGCGTTGGCGCAAGAAAAGGCGCTCCGTGCTCAAGAAGCTGAAGAGGCTCGGAAGGACAAGTTCCTTTACTTGGGCGGACTTGTATGCCTTGCTGGGGTCGGATGTATTGTCTTTGGTCCGAAAGTCATTGGCTTCCAGCTTTTCGCGGCCGGGGTCGCCCTTTCATCCATCCCGACCATCTGGTCGTCGGAATACTTCATCTACATAGTCGGGTTCTTTGTTCTGATTGCGGCGATTGCCATCCTCCGGGTGGTGTTCCGCAAAAAGACCTGCGAAGTGCCTAATGACCAGCCTCCCGCATGACCCAACCTCCAGAACCATCGCAAGGGGCTGCCGCCACAGACATGGCAGGCATGGCTCCATACGTCAAAGATGGCGTAATTGCGTCGATTCTGGGGGGTATGGCGATGACGGCGAGAATCCTACTCTCGACAGAGCCGGTGACATTTGGCTTCGTTCTCCGACGCTTCCTTGCAGCAGCTATTACGGCCGCAATCGTTGGTCTGGCGACCAAGGACCATTTTTCTTCAACAGGACTCTGGCTCGCTACCGTAGGCGGCGCCGGTTACGCAGCTCCCGAAGTCGCTGATTATTTCCTCCGCTACCTGAAAGCGAAGGGCGAACAAAAACTAAAGGAGGTCAAGGGTGGCAAAGTCAAAACCAAGAAAAAAAGGAAGTAAGCCTAGTGCGGCGCTGGGCGTTGCCCGCCCCGAAGGTAATCTGATTTTTGCAGTCGCTGGACTGCTATTGATTGCCCTCGTCTCTGCCGGCTTCACCGCGTGGGCATGCGACTATGTGGTCAGTGGGTTTCAGGACTCAAATACGATGGTCCTACTAATCACGGATGCGGGCGTAAAGTCTGATGACGTTAAGCTCGAACACCAAATCTCTTCTGCGACCAGCGCACTCCTGATGCTCAAGGACGTTGGCCTGTCAGTCGTTGTCGGTGGATGCGGTGTCGCCCTTGCGGTCTTCATCCGAAGAATTACCAAGCGGGCGTAAGACGATACTGGACGCCTCCAAGGGCTTGTCCGGGTTCATAGTCCAACCCCAAGCAGTAGAACAGGAGTAACAGCTGCTGGATGCCTCCCAGAGGCCATTCACTTCTTTGACCTGAGTCCATGCCACCCACAAGGTAGGCACACACCCCCTTGGGCATGGTAGATGGCTTGGCGCATACCGGATACTGAACATCGAGTCGTCGATAGCCGACAACGCAATTTCAATCATTCCGTCGGGCAGGCTCATATATCAACTATCCCTGAGGTCCTGTCAACTGGCGGTAAGGTGGCCAAGGACTTTACGTCCTGCCAATCATAGATTTTGAGCATCTTGCCATCGTCCCGCAAAACATTGAACACAACGTCGTGTGTGGTTTTCCCTCCGTCTTCAAGATTGATGATGGGGGTGGCACCTATGAGGCGGTAGCCGGCGAGCAAGATGGCTTTGAGCTCCTTGCGGCTCATTGTCCTTTTAAAGGCTTCAGAGTGACCGCTGTGAGGGCAGAACAGGTTGACAGAGTTCAAATGTCGTTGTCGTTAGCTTGGTGGATGCAAAAGCATCCGTGTCATGTGGAACGGAGTTATCCGTGGAGGTCCGATGAAAGTCGGGCCTCTGTCATTTACAAGAGTTTCTTTGCGTCCTGCGCCGCCTTAATGATGTGGTCAAGGTAAGCGTGGATACCTTCGGTGACCTTATCATCGTAGAGGAGAGTCAGAGACTCCTTGGTAGTCTGCAAGCGGGCGAACAGGACTTCATTCCTATCATCGCTGGGCTCCGACCACCGGTGCTGATGCTCGACCATATACTCGGCGTCCACAACGTCCTTGGTCTTGTCGTGCAGCTCGATAACAATGGAGCGGGCTACTTCGAGGTTTGACTGAATGTGATTGATGGCGTCAAACGCCTCACGGATTTTCTCTTGGGATGGTCGGCTCATAAGTGTTAATACTCTTTCGATTGGGTAGGAGTCAACCCTTATTGCGGATACATGCCCGGACCGTTGAGCAGTTCTTTGGCGTCCAGCTTCAGCTCGGCGCACAGGGTTCGCATCTCGGACTCGGCGAGGACCAGACCATCCGTGGCATGCTGGACGCCCACAGGATGACTGATGCGGTTCAGCCGGAGGTTCTCCCTCGTCGTCTGGATAAAGAACCAGAGGCGGTCCACCCGCTTGGTCTTGTCATAGGGACGCTTGCTCATGTCAGTTGGTGACTGCATAAAGCTTTACTCCCAGCAGGGTGCGGGGCAGGAGGCATCGCTTGCGCCAGACCGGACACTTGTCCTCATCGGTGCATTGCTCGTTGACCACATAGTCAAAGGAGTCATCCCGTCCACAGGACATGCCGTGGAAGTATCCTCCGTTGTAGGTTCTATTCTCCCTGCGGACAATCTCCGCGTAAGCGTTAGCCTTCGCCTCGGAGTCAAACCATTTGATGCCAAAGGCGGCACGCCCCTCTTGGTCAGAGGGTTCACCGGCAATAGCAGAGAGCTGCTTAAGAGTGAGTTCAGACATTGTGGGGGAAGATGTTCTTCGTAGGATTGCCCATTGCTTCGAGACGAGCCTTGAAAGCACGCTGGGAGAGCAGGACCTCGGCTTCGGAGATGCGGGACATCTGTCGGATGCCCATCTCTTGCTTGGCGAGTTCGTAAGCGGCCTCCGCGGCTTCAAGAGCAGCGAGGGTGTTGAGAAACTTCTGGGACTCCGGCAGAAGCAGGATGTCCAGAGCGCCGTCGTGGTTGTGGTCGTTGATGTTAGTCATAGGATTAGAAGCCGTTCATGTTGGCACGGCGGGCACGCTCAGAGGCGAGTTCCTCCGGGGTGAGCTTGGCGATGGCTTCGGCGAGCAGGCGTTCTCGGCGAGCGACGATGCGGGCAGACTTGTTGGAGCGAGCCAAGTGAAGGTTCTCCTCACAGCGACAGACGCGGAGGGAGAGTTCGGACAGGGCGATGGGGTCTTTGGTAGTGATACTCATGGTGGAAGGGTGATGTTGTTGGTCAGCGGTTGAGCAGAGTCAAGATTTATTTTTCCTGAATCGCCGGGTGGCGAGGATACCCAACATGTAGCCGCGAGCGACGGTGAGACAGCTGCACTTGATTTGCTCCTGCTCCATATCCTTTGCTAGGTCATACATGCAGACAACGTAGAGAACCTTTTCTCTGATTCGCTCCCAAGCCTCGGCTTTGCGGAAGCGCACAAAGGGTTCGTGCGGCTCACGCGACGAGTTGAGGTGATACACGAAGTCCACCAGAGCAGGGAAGGAACGCATCGTGTTGAGGTCCTGCGTCGACTTGCCCATCATCTCGCCGGGGGCGAAGTGGGGAGTCGGTTTCTTTAGTCGGTGTCCGGTCATAGGATTTCAGGCGCAGACCGCGCTGGGGTTAATAAAGGGCTTGGTAAGGCGACAGACAGTCCAGCCAGCCACACGATACTCTGTCGCAATCCAAGTAGTAGTGTAGCCTTGCAAACGCTTATCTACCCATTCAAGGATGATGTGGGGCTTAACGGCGTTGCGTCCATCCACGCAATGAAAGATTTCGGGATTGGCTTCCGTGTCGCCACCACGCTTGGTTTGGTAACCACGGGCAGGGAAGTTGGGAATTGGAGAGCCATTTTTTCTGCATCGCATTATGTGCCTCGCCAAGTTGGGCGTTCCCAGCCCAAACCGCTCTGCCAGAACCTTGAGTGTTTCCCCTGCGATAAGTTGACCGATGAGGACATCCATCATCTTGCCGAACTCAACAGACAGGTTCTCCCCTCGTGTGGTAGGGACTACCCAATACTTGTAGATGCCGTTTGGGTCGAACTTTCCGGCTCGATGGCCTCCTTTCTTGGTTTGAATGTGAAGCCCAAGTTTCCGTTGCTCTCTGATAATTCTGAAGACCGCTGCCTGCTTTAATCCGTGTTTACGGCAAGCCTCGGCAACCATAATATCGTTGTCGATGATGTCGATAAGCGCGAGGTCGTATTTCTTTGCCCGCTCCTCTGAAATTGCCGACCAAGGGTTCTTGGGGGTTGTCGGGATGTAGTATTTGTATTCGGACTGCATTGGAAGATTACTTGCGGACGAGATGCCAAAGTCCGAACCGAACGCAAGCCCACCGGGGCAGCGAGGTAATGAACAGGGCGTTGTCGATGACGCAGGTAGAGACTGCGGACTCATAGAGGTCCAGCACACCCTTGGCGGTCACGACATAGAGCTTTGCGCCCTGTCGCTTCTCGACCTTGATAGGATTGAACAGTCTCATTTGCATAGAGGAGAGTGTTTGCTGTTTTCAGAAATAGTCAAGCGGTATTTTAGCCAACCGAGATGATGATTTCCAGATACATCTCAACGGCTTCGTTGTCCCACTTGGTCACAGCCGGCGGGAAGCCAAGCTTCTGCCAGAGGGCATCCTTAAAGGCTTCGGTGGCAGCGACCTTATCGACGATGCTCACGTTGTCATCGGCACGAAGGGCGCGGAGTTCTTTGCAGACCAGAAGGAGATTAACGGTGGGAGGCATGACGGGGAGTGTTTCACAGTTTGCAGGATAGTCAAGCGGTTATTTCTGGAAAGTTGACACAAGCCTAACAGGGAACAGACTACTACTATGACCAAAGAAGAAGCAGTAAAACATGTCCAAGCACACATTGATTTCACGTCAGTTCCCCTGCCGGAGTTCGGGACGGAGGAGCACGACAATTACACGATTGAGCTACTGTCCCATCAAATAAAATTGCGCAGGGCGATGAAAGAGCACCCCGACCTAACAATCGGCACACGGGTTGAAATCCTCACGCCTGCCAAGAAGCTCTAATGGACAACAGCGCCCTCCTGAACGACTTCTATGCCCTTAATGCTATCTCGAAGCAGTTGAGGGATGCTGGGGCGTCCAATGCTGTCCTGTATGCCAATCTACTGTCTTTGGCTGCGATAGCCGGACAGTTGGCAGAGCTCGAATAAGCCCCACCCGGTCATAGGTGGGTTGTGCCTGTTTGCAGATTTCTGAAAATAAATCTCGACAAATGCCCAAGCGGTGAGCAGAGTGGGTGAACTGACATCACACATGAGCAAAATCATCGCCCTCAATAAAAACGAACTCTTCGCCACCAAGCTCGCCCTCGAAGGTGCAGCAGAAGGCATCCTCGTCGCACCTGCCCCGCTCATCCGAGCCAAGGCTGTCGAGCTTCTTACCGCCGTCGGTATCAAGGTCAGCCCCAAGGCCAAGTGGAGCAAACTCTCCCAGACCTTCAACACTACCTTCGAGCGAGTCCTCAACTAATCTCAACCCAACCAACGACCCACACCCACCTATGAAGCGCAACGACAAAGCCCTCCTCCTTAACGCCAAGGAGAACACCATCACCGAGGTAGTCATCAAGGACTACACCGACATCAGCCGCCTCATCGGTTGCAACTACTTCACGACCGTTCAGGTCAACGCCGAGGGCGACACCCTCTACGTCGATGACGAAGGCCTCATCAATGGCACCGACTGTGGCTTCCAACTCGAAGGCTATGACGGCCGACTGATGGGCAACGCCATCCTGCTGGGCACTAACCGCAACACCGGCGACTCCAAGGATGCCACGATGTCCGCCAAGGACCTTGCCAAGCTGGTCAAGTGCTTCAACGCGGTCCCGAACACCAACTTCTTCATGAAGGCGGTTGGTCGCCCCAAGGTTGTCGCTTGACAACTTACCCAACCGCTGAAACACTCGCTACCACTATGACACAACTCGAAATCAATCTCGATACCGGACTCCCGACTCTTGTTCCTACCAAGGAGGAGGGGTCTGACCGCTATTGGAAGCTCGCCGTCTCCAAGGACATTGCCTCCGACAACGCAAAGGCGAAGTGCGACATCGCCAAGATGTCCATGTGCTCCCTTACCGATATGCGGAGCAACCTTGTCCTGTCTTTCGACATCAAGCGCGACGAACAGGAAAAGTTCAACGTCCTAGAAAACCTTATGACTCGCGGCACCGAGTTCGATGATGGCGACGAGCGTATGGAAGAATACCGCCGTCATCTGGCCGCCGGGATGAAGATGGTCATCGCCAATGGGATGGCTACCCTCCCCGAAGGCTACACGATGGCTGACGTCGAGAAGGCAAAGGGTGTCCGCTGGGCTTGGAAGGCGGGATGCTCCTGCCCCTGCTCTCCCGGATTCTCTACCCCGCTGATTCCTACGAAGTATTACTGGCGTCAGTCCACCCGACGCAACGGTCGTGGTCGCTGGTCCTCCAATGAGGCGGTCAATTGGGTCAGCATCCTCCTTATCCTCAAGCCCGACGCCAGCGTTGCTCAACGCGTCCGCATGTCGCAGGAGCAGGTGGAAGCCTCCCTAGAAGTCCGCAAGGTCAACGAGGAGGCTATCGAGAAGGTGGACTTCCTCGTCAAGGGGTGAGAAGAAAGCGAAAGAAAGTTCTTGACGAACCCAAGCGGAAGCGTATCAACAAGGGTATGAAAACCAAAGTCTCCTTCAAGGACATCCTGCTCTCGGTCCGCAAGACCGGCGGCCGAGCCTCCACGGTCTTTGTGCCTAAGAAGGTCAAGGCCAAGTCTGACCGCACTTCTTGGAAGCGCGAAATCGAATGAAAGACTATTTCGATACCCGCCAATACAGCACGCTCCAAGCGTTGCTGGCTCACGCGGAGAACAACCACGAGAACACCAAGAAGTTTGCCCGTCTGGGCAAGACCAACTGCAAGGACCACTTCCGGTATGCCGAGCTCGCCTGTGAGGACAAGGCTCACTACCACGCTATCCTACGACGTGCGGAGCAGCTCATGAACCCAGCATCCGACGGAAAGTCGTGGATACCTCCTGCACCAGAAGACTCTGCCGCTTACATCAAGATTCAGAACATCTGCTTCAAGACCTCCCTTCTTAAGGTATGATTACTTTCTGCATCTTCTTCTTCATCTTTTCCCGAATCCTAAAATAACTATGCCCCGATACAAATACGACCAGTTCATCAAAGACCTCGAAGCAGGTGCTTACGCCTTTCCGGGCGGGTATCCACGCTTCTTCATTACCGCTGACGGCGAAGCCCTGTCCTTTGAGTCCGCTCAAAAGAACAAGGCGCTCATCCTAGAAGCCATCAACACGGACGATAAGTCCGGCGGTTGGCAGGTCATTGCCTGCGACATCAATTGGGAAGACCAAAACCTTTACTGCGCCGACTCGAACAAAAAGATTGAGTCCGCGTATGGCGACCTCGATAAGAAGTCTTGACAACCACTTGGCTAACACTCAAGACACACCTTCCATATGAAGAAACAACGCCCGCTCCACCGCCGCATCCACACCTTTGCCGCAGCTTTCAGCAATGCTCGCTCGGCTCACAAGGACTTGCAGCTTGAACCTAATAATGGCTTCGCTTCCTCGATGCTTGACCACTACCTTGGTCTGGCTCGCAAGTGGGCACAGACCGCCAGCGAGAAGGCTCTCGTTGCTTCCCTTTCCATCACCAAATAAAACCAATGACTACAACCTACAAGCCCCGCCGGAAGCGTATTAATGTTTCCGTTTCCCCAGAGATTATGAAGAAGGCTTGCGCCCTCATCGTAAAGCACGGCCTCAACAAAACCGCCAAGCGTCGCGCCAAGAACCTCATCAAGCCTCTCCCTGTTATGGTGATTTTTACCAAGGACAATGGAGTCAAGGAGGTTGCTCCCTTCCTGTCGGCCCTACGAAAGCAGAGCCGCGGTGCATTGAGCTTCTTTGTCCGAGAAGCCGTGCGTGATGCTGTCCGCAAAGTGACCGGTTGACAGAACCCAATCACTTGCATACACAACACTATGAAGAAGACTCTACGCGACACAGAAAAAGACGAAGCCATCAAGATTCAGAAGGAAGCCCTCAAGCTCGCTGCACAGATGCTTGGACGCCTTGGCGGTATGGCTGGTAAGGGCGAAGCCAAGGCTCGCCCCTCCGAAGTCTGCCGAGCAGCCGTCAACAAGCGCTGGGATGCTTACCGCAAGGATAAGACCGCTCGTCGCTCTGCCCGCTCCGACTAATGGATTGGCTACTCTGGACCGTCCGGGCGTTCACTGTCCTAGGAGGACTCGTGGCTCTCATTTGTTTCTGGATTGGAGCGAGGTCGCTCTACTCCATCATCTCCAACTCGCTTGAAATCTGGTCGGCCAAGAAAAAGTTCTATCAGTTTCAGCGTCAGAACCCGGAGCTCTTCAAAAGATACTTGCAGTATGGCGAAGAGGGATTCAAGGATAAGGGCGATGAGACAAAGAAAAATGACGCCTAATGCCAAGGCCACTATGGCCTCGGTGTATGAGCATTGGAAGGCCAACCCGCACCTTATCATAGATGAGTTGACCGCCTTGAAGGGTGGAAACCGGCGTGACCTTAATGACTACATGCGGGAGCTGAACCTCCCCAGACCAGATGGTCGAGTGCTGGGCAAATCATCCTTGCGTCAGGTGGCAATCAGGGAAGCCTATGAGGAGGCGGCCAAGAAGAAGCAGACAGTTGGTTGGGCAGTCTTGCTTGCCCGCAAGCAGGCGTCCAGCATCTCTCCCGGAGACTTCCGCTACTATGCGATGAAGAACAGTCTGCCTGACCTTCCAGAGAAGCCGAGCGAGTATCAGGCCTCCCCGCACAAGACAAAGCTATGAACGGCGAAGCATGGAAGCACATCGAGGGACAGGACATCGTATCCCAAGTCGCTAATGCCCCAGATGGTATCAAGCGTCAAGCTGCGCTGGTCCTATTGCAGAATGGGGCCAAGCCTCGCCACATCCGGAAAAAGCTGGACATGACCGACCGTCAGCTCAAAGTGGTGGAGCGGCTCTACCGGCACGCCAAAGACATTTTACCTAATGAGCAAAGACCCCGCTAACAATGACAACTTCACCGTCGGTGGTGAACACGGCTTCGTCGGAAAGGCAGTCGTGCAATACAACATCATCTTCGATGACGAGCCGCAGCTCAAAGACTTCTACAAGCTCATCAAGGGCTTGAAGGTGAAGTATCCAGAGATTAGGACCATTGGTGGACGCCTCGCGCAATACATCCGGGATGAAGCGGTCAACTCCCCAGAGTGGGAAGTGCTACTCGCCAAGACCCCCTCGGCAGGCAAGACCAAGAACGTTGACAAGCCTACAACCTTATGACCGAAAAAGAATACAAGAAGAACAAGTTTGGCTACGACAAGGAGTTCAACAACTCCAAGGAGTATATGCAGGAGTTCAAGTCTATCGAGCGTCGCTCGACCAAGTGGGATGACATCGTTAGCTTTTTCAGCGCACAGCATAGCCTATCGCGCGGTAAGGTCATCTTCATCGCCTCTGCTATCATTTTCCTTCTCACCCCAGAGTTTGCCAAGCTCGCCGGCGTGCTGGAGTTTTTAAAGTATTACGGAGCTGCGATAATTGCTGCCTCGGCCCTTTTTGTCTTGACGAAAAGCGACAAGCACTGAAACATACGTTCAGTTCTTTTGCATTGGTAGCTCAATGGCAGAGCACCTGTTTTGTAAACAGGCGGTTGTCGGTTCAACTCCGTCCCGATGCTCCATTTAAGGGTGCGTAGTTCAAAGGTCAGAACACCCTGCTCATAACGGGAGAGACGCTGGTTCAAATCCAGCCACACCCAATTCGACCTGATAGTTCAATGGACAGAACCGGCGGCTTCTATCCGCCTAATACAGGTTCGAGTCCTGTTCGGGTCACCAATTACGCGGAAGGTTGTGCGGCGTTCCCAAAATGCCTGCCAGAGCGCAAGCTCTCTTTCCGCACTCTTTAGAACCGTGGTGTAATGGTAGCACAGGAGTTTTTGGTTCTCCTTGTCGGGGTTCGAGTCCCTGCGGTTCTGCCACTTAAAAGTTAATTTCAATCTTCTTTTTCAGCCGGGTTATGCTGGGGTCACCTACTGAAAAGATAAGCAGCTGGTGTCCTCCCGTTCTGCCTTTTGCAATAAGCTCATGTGGTTCTTTGGGAACATTTTTTAATTTTTCCAACTTTATTCCGGGCCAAGACTTTTCTTGCGAGGTATGGCCAGAGAAGTGCTCCATCCTGTGACAGTTTGCACATAAAAGCATACACTTATCAAGTTCGCTCAACAGTCGTTCCTTGTTCCAAGCCCGCCACTTGCCCCAATCGGCATCTTTCATAGCAGGGTCTTTATGGTGAAAGTCAAAGATAGCGGCATTGCTTCCTGCATGCTGGATTCCGCATTTCTCGCATTTTCCACCTTTATATTTAATGGCATCCTTCTTTTTTGTAGCAAGCCTATTGTGTTGATAAGCCGAATAGCAGCTCCGACATCGGTGCATAATCCGAATGGCTCTGCGAATTGTGCCACATTTTTTCTGGAATGCCTCCATCGGTTTGTGCAGGCCGCATACTGAACATTCCTTAAGGTCTTGTGATTCTTTTTCTGACATAAGTGTTGACGGGTGAACAGATGGATACCACACCTAACAGCCAATGGAACTTACACCAAGACAAAAGTTATGTCTGGCGCACATACGCAGGCTGACCAACATCAAGGGCTACTCGCCCTCCATACGCGAGCTCTGCCGCGAGATGGGTAACATCGGCACCAATGCGGTCTTTGGACACCTGATGGCACTTGAAGAGAAGGGCTTCATTAAGCGTCCACCCGGAACCGCCCGCGCTATCATCCTCTGTGATAGGAAGGCTCTTGCACGTGCGTGAGAAAAAAGTGGGCAAAGGAGTTCCGCTGGAGAAGCCGGCAAAGGTTGCCCGACGGCAGCCAAGTGGTATCCTTGAGGGAAGCCGAGGAGATGCTATCCAGAGCAGTAGCGGTGGGGGATTGCCTATCACTCGAAATGATGCGGCAAATGCTAATGGGGTTGAGCGACCCGCAGTTCTGCCGAGTCCAGAACGCGTGGAACCAGTTCCTGCAATCCCACAAGAGCCCAAGCGACTTGGGCCTCGACCCGGATTCATCACCGAGCGGACTTACGTCCACACCTCAAGCCCTTGGTGCGTCTTCAGACACCGCACAAGCCGAGCTGGAACACAGAAAACAAAGCACGCCCACATAACCCTACCATACTCAATGGCGGCTAAGATTGTGGAGGAGCGCAAGAAGCTGGAAGTTTGGATAGACCGATGCGTCAACTCCATTGAGGACTACCAAGCCCTGATGTCCAACCCGCAATGGATGACCGAAGACAGAGAGAAGCAGATTGAAATAATCATGTCGACTTTGCAGAACCGCCTAACCAATCTAAAGAGACTGAACAAATGAGCAGATTTAAAAAGCCCCTTGGCATCAGCGTCTTGGATGCTGGTTACGAGCGCATCCATCACATCTACGACACCCACGACACTCCGGTAGTGCTATTCTCTGGGGGTAAGGACTCGCAGGTCCTCCTACACATGACTTGGGAGGTGGCCCAACAGCGAGGCTTGGATTTCGTGAATTGTGTATTCCGACACGACGAGTTCACACTCGCACCGACGGTGGACATCGTTCGCCACTATGCAGCTTTCCCTTGGGTGCGTATGCACCACCTGTGCATCCCAGAGCCGGGTTTGCGGTATGTCTTTGATAAGCCCATCCATTACCAGCAGTGGGACAAGAACAGAGAGAACCTAAGACCGATGCCGGACTATGCCATTCGCCCAGAGGCGAAGGATTGGGAACGCGATTGGTGGGACCACGAGGTCGAGGAATACCAATGCCAATACTTTGTCGGAAAGGTCGCGCAGCTTAATGGCATCCGCGCCAGCGAGAGTAGGTTCCGTTGGCGTGGCTCTGTGAATAAGCTTGTGGAGAACTACATCAACAAGTCGCTGGGCTGGAAGCCCGCCACTCTGTGTAAGCCCCTGTATGATTGGGAGGAGAAGGACATCCTGAAATACCTTTACGACGCCAAGATTCCCTACTGCAAGGTCTATGACTTCCAGCTTTTTGCCAAGATGGAGCTGCGGACGTCCAGCTTCCTTCATCCAGAGAAGATGCGGCACCTTAAGAAACTCCGGCAGATTGACCCTAACTTCTATGAGCAGTTGCTCAAGATTTTCCCCGACCAAGTTGTGCATGACCGCTATGGCGATGACCGCAACGACACGGCAATCATCGAAAAGTATGGCAAGTCTATCGAGAGCATCGAGCAATACATCAAGGACCACTATCAGGAGGGGAAGCCTAGAACCCTTGCGCTCAACCGCCTCTACCAGATTTACAAGTTGCAGAACAGCGAGCGGAACAAGGAGATGAACAACTACCCGCTGGACTATGTCCTCAAGTATTTCATCCGGGGACAGATTTGGAAGCTCCTGCTTCCCTTCCGCAAGGGGCAGAAGGCTTGGGCCAAGCTAGTGTAGGGGTGGACACCGGACCAAGGCATCATGGCACGAGGTTATTCAACAGCACGCTCCGAGAGCGCCCTCCGCAGTCTGGGCGGTGGCTCTGACGAAATCGCATCTTATCGGCAAGCCCGGAGACTCGACAAGGAATACCTTGGTGCTACCAAGGAGCTCCGCTCGCTGATTAAGGACAAACGCGTCTACATCGGCGATGAGCTCACAGCCTTCATTGACTCGAAGAACCTAGAACTGAGCAAGGTGAACGCACAAGACGGAAACTTCTACAAGGAGGTTGCCCGCATTACGAAGGAAATCGAAGCCAAGGTAGCCAAGACCCGCGCCGAGTTCGGCGTGCTGGGTGACCTGCCGGTGTCCTATCCGAGACAGGATGCACAAACCCTGCGTCGTTATTATGACGACACGATGGTTCAGATGGCATACGTGAAGGGTCCGGAAGACACCAAGGCATCTGCCGGCAAGCAGGTCTTCATCATCGGCGACCAGCTCCGCAAGGGCGACACTTTTAGCTTCAAGGACAAGGACGGCAACAAGGTCAAGGTGGACATGGTGGGCGCGGGCAAGCCGCTGAAGGACATGCCTAACCTTGAAGCGGGCATCGACTTGGGAACACCCGTCTACATCCTGCCGGAAGAATACTTCAAGCGAGGCGAATAATGGCGCGAGGTTACTCACAGTCGCGTAGCGAGCTTACGGCTCAAGACCTCGCCGACAGGGAAGCGGCAGCTGAACGCGGCACCGGTCGCATCAGCGATAGAAACAAGATGCGTGCGGACATGAACAAGCGCTTCTACGAGAATGCGGAAATTATCAGGTCGGCATACGAAATCGCATCCGAGGTGCATGCCACCCAAACTCGCCGGGATGGAGCTCCTTACATGCAGCACGTCCTAGAAGTGGCAGACGGCACCAGAGGCCCCAAGGCTCGGATGGTAGCCCTCTTGCATGACACAATGGAGGATGGCGGCATCACCAGAGAGCAGATGGTCGCCAAGGGCATCCCGGCAGATGTGATAACGGCGGTGGAAGCCTTGACGCGTCCCCCGAAGTCGGAGCAGAAGATGACTTACCAAGAATACATCGAGAGAGTGGTGAAGCCTAATGAGCTTGCCCGCCAAGTGAAGATTGCGGACTTGAAGTCCAACCTGAAGAACAACGACAATCCGGGTCAGGTGAAGCGGTATGAGCGAGCTCTGAAAGCGTTGCTTCCATAATAGTGAACTGACGGTCACTATTCTCTTGCGTCATACGCCGCCCCCTTTAAGCATAGGGCTTCCCTTATGAGCGCCCCACAGAAAAAAGAGCCGGTGGAGGACATCCAATGGATAGACGTGGATACCCTTTCGGCTAATCACTACAACCCCAACCGAGTTATGAACGCGGAGATGAACTTAATCGAGAAGTCCATTCTTCGCACCGGATGGATTCAACCCATCCTCGTCAATAGGAACAACCGCATCATTGACGGCTTCCACCGCTGGACGCTTTCCAGACTGTCCTCGCAGCTCCGGGAGCGGTATCATGGCAAGGTGCCTTGCGCCATCCTCGATGTCTCCGACGCGGAGGCGATGATTATCACAGTCCGCATCAACCGTGCAAAGGGCACACACCTAGCGTTCCGGATGAGCGATTACGTCAAGGAGCTGGTGGAGAAGCACAACATCACCCTCGAATACCTTGCGGGCGAAATCGGTGCGACGATGGATGAGGTCCTGTTGCTGATGCGCTCGGATATGTTCGAGCACAAGGATGTGAAGAATTGGGCATACTCGGAAGCTTGGTTTCCGGCAGAGTCAGGCAGAACCCGCCTACCAACGCTGTGGGACTTCCAAGAAGGTGGCGAGGTCATTAAGAACAAGGAGCGCCAGACGATGATGGGCGAGAAGTTTGGCTTTGGTGCGACTGCCGTCGACCCGGATGACGAAGAGGACGAAGACGAGGAAATCATGCGATGAAAAAGGAAAAGAACATCCTAGGAATCTGTGGGTATGCGCAAGCCGGCAAAGATACTTTTGGAAATGCGGTCTGGGAGCTGACCATCCAGAATAACGTGGTGAAATACAAGTTTGCAGAGTCTCTCCGGGACTCGCTGAACTTCGCCTTTGGCAATCTTGGTTTGAAGAAAGACCTGTGGACAGAAGACCTTGCGGAAAAGACCAAGCTGCGCCCCCTGCTCGTCGAGTATGGTCGCTATGCTAGGTCAGCCGACCAAGATGTCTTTGCCCGCGTGGTGACCGATAAGATTGAGCACGATTTCCGTCTGGGCGTAACCCTCGCCATCATCACCGACCTTCGCTACCTCAATGAGGATGAACTACTCCGCACCTTGGCAGCTTCTAGGGGCTGGGGCTACCAGCGAGTCTGGATTATCAGAGATGGGTCTGAACCTTCTAACGCAGAGGAACGAGAAAGCATCCACGTTCTCAATTCGGCCTCGCCGCTTGACCGGAGTTACGTCGCTCTGGAAGGCAGAACCGATACCTTGGAAATGCGAGCCAAGGAATACGTGAGGGATTACATCCTATGAGGCGGATACCAAAAAACGAGCATCACCTCTGGCAGAACAATGGCATCTGGTGGATTCACTTTGTGCCGGCGGGAGAATTGAAAGAAGCACGCGTTCGGCGCTCGCTCAAAACCAATGACCTCACCCTCGCTCGTTATGAGCGGGATGAGATACTTGGGAGTATCCTTCTCACCACAAGGGGCGAGAACAAGAAGCTTACCACCAGCAGGAATAAATAACCTGCTGACCGGCATCCATCGCTCGCTTCGCCTTCTCGATGAAGTCGAGGTCAAGCTGCTTGTCTTCGGGGAAGCTCTTGCCCCAGAAAAACCCGCCACCGATGGGCATCTCGTCAGAGAGCACCGTGGCTTCTAGGTCAGCGATGTCATCCGCATCGAGCAGGAGGTCTACGCAGTTGAACTCAATGGCATCCTTCACGACGCCCTTGCGGACGGCGAGTTGGGTCATCCACTCATTGAGGTTGGCGTGTTTGCGCCAAGTCTGGATGGTGTCCACTTCATCTTCGCCGCGGTTTTCCTCCCAGAACGCTTTGCGGTCCTGATTGGTCGGCAGTTGGAGCATCTGCTCCCGGAGTTTCTGTCCCCGTTTGGAAACGGTGGAGGCGTATTGGTCGAGTCCCATAGTAGTCGTTGTTGGTATTAGGTTTGGGTGTGGAGATTAGAGAGTTTCGAGGGTCAGGCCTTCTTCCTTCATCCGACGTTCCTCACGGGCGAGGTAGCGGCGCATGTCAGCCATCTCTCCGACTGCCTTGGCGAGTTGTTCAAGCTCGTCGGGGGACGAGTCACGATACATCTGGACGAGCGTGCCGTCGGTGTAGCGTCCCTTGAGGACCATATCGGGGATGAGTTTGTCGGCCTTGGCGAGGGCGTCCCGGTAGTATCCGAGATGTTCCGCGTATCGGTCGAGGGTGGCTTGTTGGTCTTCGGTCATAGTCGTTGTTGGTATTTACAGAGGTTGAGTGATACCCAATCGGTTGTCGAGACTTATTTTAAACTATTTTCAAAGAGCCTGCCGAGCCTCATCATCAGCCCTACGATTGATAGCCCGGATGGTGTGCTGAACAACGGGAAGCCCGCGCACCGCATTGTAAAGCTCATCTTCCAAGGAAGGAGCACCATCTGCTTCATAACCCCTCCCGCTGCACCAAACCGACAAACCATTACCTTCCAGCAAAAGCCGGATGGTGATGGACTCCTCCTTGCCCTTGAGACGGGACTCAAGGTTGAAATCGTAAGACTGCTGCTCGCAGTCTGCCAAGTAGATGGAGAACTCCGATGAGACTGTAGCGATAAGCGAGGTGTTAGGCATAGTTAGATTTGCTTGAGAGCGAGTTTGACCTGCTGGCGCACCTCTGCCTCCCATCCTGCTGGAACTTCGTCCAGAGGGATGCGGGAGAGCTGACGTTCAAGGTCTTCAAGGAAGGTCTGGTCCTTCCCGTGTGCTAGGCACATTAGCCAAGAGCCGGTGTCGTCGAACAACTCAAGCGTGTGCGAGCCGTTGTCTTCGGGGCAAAGGATGGCTTTCACTTGATGGAGGCGGTAGCACCCTCATGGGCGACTGCGAGCTCCTGCGAGGCAAGGAGAGCAAAGTTGCTTGCAGCAACAAGGTGGTCAATCCTTGTCCAGCCGGTTGCGGCGTTAGCCATGATGGTAGCCTCCGTCGCTTTGGCGAGGAAGAGGGTAGCTTTTTCGGTGTGCGTCATAGGATTAGAGGGACTTGATGTATGCGGTGAGGAAGGTGTCGGAGATGGGAGCAACCTTCGGCATCTGCACGATGGTCTTCGGGAGAGACTTGTTCTCCTTGACCTTCGCGTTGTGGGCGTAGCGCTTGTTGAGCTCACGGTTAAGGGTGAGGCACTTTTTGAGGTCGGCGTTATTTAGTTTTGGCATGGGATTGGTAGGTATGGGCAAGCGGATGGGTTTGTCAAGCGTGCTTCTGCATCTTCTTGGACGTGCCGTCCTTGAAGTGAACAACGACAGGGCTGGAGCTCCAATGGGAGTCCACGGCTTCCTCGGCAGAGCCAAAGCCGGTGTCGGAGTCGAACGCCTCGGAGAAGCGTGGGCCACAGCAATCGCAGAAGGAGCGAGAGAACACGCCAGCCTTCTTTGCACGCTTGTTGGCTTCCTTGGGAGAGGATGCTTCAAAGACGCAGCCACCTTCGTCGACGACTTCATCGACATGGAAGAAGCCACCGCTGTTGTTTTGGGAGAAATGGAAGAACTTGGTCATAGGAGGAAGTGTGAACGAGCGGTTGGGTTTTGTCGAGTTTTATTTTCTGCTATTTTGTGCTTGCCAGAAACCAATCGGTTGAGCATAACACTCCTTATGAATACGCACACTATCAATATGCTCGCCTTCAATGAGGGCATGTCCTTCGGGGGCGACGGCACTCGCTCCGGTGACTTCTTCCACAATGAGGTCAAGCCCCTGCTCGATGCTAATCCTACGATGGAGCTGGTCATTGACATGACCGGCATCGACTCGATGACCGACTCCTTCTGCCACGCCTTCTTCGTCCCTGTATGGTTCGAGAAGTTCAAGGGACGTCCGGTGCGCTTCAAGGGCTGCACCCCCCTTGTTCAGGACTTCATCCTGTTCAGCCGAACCCTTGCCGAGGGCGACATGAAAAATAGTCAAAAATAAGTTTGACACGCAACCCCTTGTCTATCTAACTACCTCTACCAACCCAACGACACATATGCAAATCACGCTCAAAAACTTCAAGCACGCCGCCTTCGCCTCCGAGGAGACTTACTGCTTCCAAGCCACCGTCTATGTAGACGGCATCAAGGTCGGCGTCGCCGGAAACGACGGACACGGCGGTTGCACTTACATCCACTTCGACGAAGCCCACCGTGGCAAGTTCACGCAGGAGCAGGAGTCCGCTATGGAAGATGCGGTGGATACCGAGTGTCATAAACTTGTCTGCGAAAAGCAGGACAAGGGCATCATCACCTCTGTGAAGAAGAAACTCGCCAAGGACCTCATCTTCACCCGCAAGAGCAAGGCTGGCTCGTATGCCTTCTACAAGGACTGCATCGGTCAGCCCAAGGAAGCCGCCATCCGTGCCAAGTTGAAGTCCGACCCCGATGTCGAACTCATCCTCAACGACGTCCACATCGCCGTCGCTGCCAAGACCCTGTATGCCCACTACAAGACCGCTTAACATGAAACCCGCCACCTCCCCCCTCGCCCAAGTCGTGAAGATTGTAGCGACCCAGCAGATGAAGCTGGAAGCCCTCGAAGGACGCAACCGCGTGCTCCACAAACTCCTCGATGCTTTCGAGAAGGAGTGCGCCGGACGTGCCAGCGACCCGCTTGCAGCAATCATCAAGGATTACCGCCAACTCAAGACCAACATCAAGAACCGAGCAGCCAAGGAAGCCGCGAAAGCCGCCCTATGAGCCGATACGAATCTTTTATGAAGTGCCTGCCTCTCGATAACAAGTGTGAGCGCAAGCCCTGTTGCTGGTCCGAGCTTCGTGAGCGTGACCTCACCAAAGCAGAGACGGCTGTCCTCAAAGGACTCCCTGTGGTCGCCCTTGCTCCCGGACACAAGCCGATGATAGATGACCTACCAGAGGGAACGCCCCAGCGCTTCGTCGCCACCGTCGGTGAGCAGTGCTTCTACGTGAACACGGAAGGTTATTCTTACGTCCGCTACGGATTTAAGTTGTCAAAGGTGCTTTGTGCCTACTACGTTAAGCCAATGAACGACCCCAAGACCACTTATGTCACGCGTGAAACTTTCAATGAAGTCTACGCAGAACTCCAATCGCTTAAAAGCCTCCCGAAGTCGCTCGCCATTGTTTCCTTTGACGACATTCGCAAAGCAAACTACGACTCCATCCTCGCAGACATCCAGCAACTTCAATCCGAAGCAGCCGACCTCCGCACCGCCGGAGAGAACCTTCTTGCGGTCCTTGAGATTTCGCTTTCGGCCAAACAGTTTGCCGATGCCAAGGAGAAGTGGATTAAGGTTGCTCGCAATTAATTCCTATGACCCTCGAAGAACTCGAAATCCAGAACCGCTATCTCGCTTCCGAGATTGAGCGTCTGAATAACAACGTCGACTACATCGACCAGAAGTTAAATGAGGAACTCGATAAGAGCATCCAGCTTTCTAACTTAATCCGCCAGCTCCACGAAGAGTTAAGGGCAGTCATCAGTTGCGGGGACAAGATGTCTATCCGCACCGGACAGTTTGCATGTTCAATGCACTACAAGGCCGAGCTCAAAGATTGGGCTGACTTGACTGCGCCTATCAAAAACCGAGCATGAGCGACGTTGCACAACTCCAAGTTGAGGTAAAGAAACTCCGCAAGGAGAACACTCGCCTCCGAGGGCTGATGATTAACTATGGTCCCGCCCAGAGCCGTCGCAAGACAGGCGAGCTACGCTCTCGCTGGGGCATTGTGAAGGATGGAGTGATTGCGAACACGCACCTACCAGCCCCAGAGATTGCCCGCATCACCGGATTTGACCGACACGCCATCTATGCGGCAGCTCGTCGCATTGGGGTTGTCCTGCCTTCCGCATACGCATCAAAGCGATGAGCGAGCCGAAGCGATGGATGCTTGAGTGGGACGAGGACAAGGGTTGCTCCTGTGGTCAGAAGGAACACCCGCAAGGAGACTTTGTTTACTACTCCGCTTATGCCGAAGTCAAAGCTGGATGGCAGGCGGCTGCGTCCCGCGCCGTCTCTTACATCGGTCAGTTGGGGGACCAGTCTGCCGAAATCGCCCGGCTCAATGCCGAGGTGACTGATTTAAAGTCTACGGCTGACGGATTTAAAGCCGAGGTCGAGCGGCTGACGGCCTTCACCACCCGCACCATCATCCCCAACGAAATCCTACAAGCTCAGGTTGAGCGATTGGAGTGCGCCATACTTACTGGCAACGCCATTACGCCTGACGCCAAGCCTGAATGAGCAGGCCAAGGTCAGGTAAGCCGTGGAAGAAGTTCTCTTCAACAAAGCGACCCGCTCACGGCGGTGGATACCTCGTAGCCGGCTTAAAAAACCAAACCCCCTTGGAGTTTGCAACAAGTCGGAAATACCTAACGGATGCCAAGGCACATTGGGAATACCTGTTCCACCCAGACCGGAATAAGTGGACGCTGATAGTGTGAGTTGACAAGCAAGCAACCCGCTTGCTATGACGACCCAAAAAAACTCCTCCCTTAAGGCGGCCGCGGTGCTGCTTGGCGTGAATGAAGATGCCCTTCATACGTTTGTGAACTGCTACAACCCTAGACCGGGGACTCGCGCCGAAAAGTCCGAAGATGTTCTTGATGTGGGAACAGAGATGGCAGTTGCGCTGGATGCCATGAATCCGATACTTGCCCAGAGATGGCGTATGGCCAATAGCCTGACGCGTCTCTCTCAAAATGATACTGCCTCTCGAATGTCCTAAGTGCCAGAAGTCTCTGGATGGGAGCAAGGTTCTCCCGGAGTCCAGAGCTTTTAGCCTTTCGACATACTCGAAGTGGTCGACGGTGCAGATTGTGGTGGAAAACGATAAAGCTGTGGGCTTCCAATGCCCGCATTGTGCTGGAACTTGGGATATTCCTTGGATGGCAAAGCCTCCGCAGGATGCCCAAGACCTAGACAGTTGACACCAAGCCAAGTCCATTAACTAATGAGCTACCGGAGGGACCATCTTCCTTACTTCAAGGACCTCGGCCACGGGCAGATAATGATGGACATCGCACCGGATGATGGGTGCCTATCGTGTGGGCATTGGAAGTGGGGTTTCGCTATGGTGAACACGAACATCCGTCACGATTTGTTGACGGACAAGGAGATTAAGGATTACAGCGCGAAATCCGATTGCCTTGCCTGCGGCATGACGACCATCTGGAATCCGGAACCCGACCAACCTTACCCCCTTTCCAACGATGACCCCTTCGCAAAGTAAAAGACTTGAGAACATCCTGAAGGTGGTGCAAGACCTACGGCGCAGCTTGGACAAAGAGGCTGCATCGGGGATGACCGGAGTGGGTGCCAACTTCGGCACCGAAATCGACATTAATGACGCCATCTTTGGTATCGTCTACACAGAGAAGGCTTTATGCCGCATCTGGGAGCGCGAGGCATATGTGAGAACCCTAACACCAGCGACAAAGGCCCGCATCCGGATAAACAAGGACAAGCCGATAAGTCGGTGAAAAAGAGATGTCGCGCAAAATCCCCAAAATCGTCTATCGCCCTCTCGGAAATGAGTGGGCTTGGGGTCAAGCTCATCAAGACCCAAATAACCCCCTTATTGAAATCGACCCTAGACTGGGCGCTAAACGCCATCTCGAAGTCCTCTGTCATGAAGCCCTTCATATCGCTCTTCCAGAGCTCGTGGGGGACAAAGGGGAAGCGGAAATAGACCGCCTCGGCAAGAGGGTATCCGAAGTCCTGTGGAAGGATGGATACCGGAAAGTCCTGCTGCCCAAACATTCTACACCTGTTAAGATTACTCAACGAAGACCCCAAGGAAGAAAAAAGAAACCTAAATGAGAGCAGAAGAAATTATCGTCAACAATCCCAGAGCTCAAGTGCTCGAACCGGCAAACCTCTACAATGAGGCTGTCATCGGCCTGTCCTCGGATGGCAGACTAATCTACTCGGAGAACAAGATACTCAACGCCCTGCAAGACCTAGAAGGTCTTTCTTACGAAGAAGCTCTTGACCACTATGCTACGAAGACACTATCTTCGTTGTCTAATGGAAATCGTTTCTCCCCGATTATTGCGACCGAAACCGTTTGATAATCGGTTGGAGTGTGAGTTCTTCGACTGCTCTACGCGCTTCCTTGTGCGCTCGGAGAGCCGTAAGAATGAGGTCCACCTCGTCGACTTGGATTCCGAAGACCGTGGTAGGTTCGAGTGCTCCTGCGAGGATTGGCATTTCCGCAATCCCGATTGGGTCATCGCCCCTGTGCCGTATCAGTGCAAGCACATCCACAGAGCCAAGCAGTTCATCTATGAGTTGGCAGAGGTCATCCGTAAGGAGGATGCCCGCAAAGAAAGATTTCGTAACGCACCGGACATTTAACTCTTGCGCACGCCCACATAACAGGCATCACAACCTCCGACATGACTACCAAGATTCATTACCTCAAAGCTGCGACTATCCGCAAACTCATCAAGAGCCACGGTAAGCGCACCAGCGCCGAGTTCCTCGCCTCGCTTGACCGCTGGGTCGAAGACAAGGTGACCATCGCCTGCAAGGAGCACAATGGTGGCAAGAAGACGCTCGATGCTTCTCTTGCCCTCTACATGCTGGGCAAGTAAAACCTATGAACCCCGAAGCAACCAAACGCAACCCTCATGGCTTCATCAAGGATGTCGTCATGCAGGCAAAGGTGAATGATATGTCCGTCCCGCAGGCGGCACGTCACTTCTCCGTCAACCGCAACAGCATCTATTGGGCGGCACGCCGAATGGGTGTCCAGCTCAAAGTCCTCAAAGCCCGCAAAGCTTAATGGAAAACGCGTCTCTGCTCATCGCTGCCGGCGGTGGCATCATCCTGTGCGGTCTGTATGTCTATCTCGCAAAGAAGGCATCCATCAATGAGGAGGTCGAACAGTTGAAGACCGAAGTGCGCAAGTCTTACGCAGCTTTGGAAGCCTGCCAGAACCTATGGGAAAAGGAAAAGCACGACCTTGAAGAGCGCCTCAAGAAAAGCGTCGATGAATTGGAGGCATACCGGAAAGGCTATGTCACCGAGTTCAAGGCTCGCGCAGAAGCCGTAAGACAGCTCACCGAGAAGGCAAACAGGGTTCTCAACGAAGTCCCCACCAAGCCGAAGAAGAAGAAAAAGTCGTAACGGTTGACAGGGGGCCACAACGACGCGACCAATGAGATACCTATCAGTCTGTTCAGGGATGGAAGCCGCGACTTGTGCGTGGCATCACATGGGCTGGACGCCTGTTGGCTTCTCTGAAATCGAGCCTTTCCCATCCGCAATCCTCAAACACAGATTCCCCAACGTTCCTAATTATGGCGACCTCACCAAGTTCAAAGAATGGCCAATCGAACCCGGAACAGTCGATGTTCTCGTTGGAGGGACCCCATGTCAAGCATTTTCAGTCGCAGGGCTCCGGAAAGGACTCGAAGACCCCAGAGGAAATCTTGCTCTCACCTTTCTGGCTCTGGCTGACAGAATCAAACCCAAATGGATATTATGGGAAAACGTTCCGGGCGTCCTTACTTCCTCTGGGGGAAGGGATTTCCACAGCTTCCTCTCTGCCTTGGGGGAGCTCGGGTATGGGTGGTCGTATCGAGTGCTTGACGCTCAATTTGTCGGAGGGTCAGGAGCAGTGCCTCAACGGAGAAGGCGAGTGTTCGTTGTCGCAAGTGTTAGAGGCTGGGAAGCTGCCGCCGAGGTTCTATCTCTCCGCGCGGGCTTGCAGGGGTATTCTGCGTCGCGCATTGCGAAGGGGCAAAAGTCTGCCGCCCGCTCTGCAAAGAGCGTTAGAGGAAAAGGCGGCGTCGGAGCCGGAGAACTCTTCGGAAGCGGACGAGACGGAAACGGATTAAGCACGACTACCGGAACGCTGTGTGCGACGGGCAATGTCTTTGACGGACAAGATGCCCATCAGGACAGACTTATCCTAGGGGAGGGGAGCAGCTCGCCAGCCGCCATCCCTTTTCGCAAATCGAAGAAGGCTCAGTCCGAAACGGACTATGAGACTTGGGTTCCCGGCGAAACCTCCAATTGCCTGAACTGCTTTGACGTGGGTGATACCCGCGCAACGGTAGCCATCGTAGAGCCGAATCAGGTGAGTCCTACGCTGACAGCCCGGATGCAGGGTTCTTCTGGTTGGGCTCCATACAATGAGACGGCGCACATACTGCCCGTTGCCTTTACCCAGAACCAGAGAGAAGAAGTCAGGGAGCTGGGGGATACGGCAGGAACGCTGTCCTCGCAACCGGGGACGCACCAGCAGACCTACATTGCCGAGCCTGTGGTGGTCTTGGACCGCGCCGCATACAACCAAGGGGCAAACGCCCTGTATGTTCCTCTGATTGAGGAGTCGCACACCACACCAACCTTGGTGGCACGTGGACCCCATGCAGTTTTAACTCCGGTAGCCTTCTCGATGAGAGAGGATGCCTCGAATGGCAGCTTTGATGTCAAGGAAGCCAAGACAGCACATTGCCTACAAGCGATGAGGCCAGCGGTTACGAGCCACCACGCACAGAACATCATTGTTCAGCCAGAAGCATACATTCTGGACTCCTTTACCTCGAACTCGATGCTTTCCTCCAACCCGAACTCAGGATGCCGCCAAGCGGACATCTCGAAGTGTCTGGACACCGCATGCTTGAACCCTACGGCAAACCAAGGTGGGGTGGCAATCGTGCAGAAGCTTTACGAGAACCATCCGAACGATAGTCGGGTGACCGGACCGCACGACATTGCGCCGACGGTGGTATCCCGCTATGGGACAGGCGGGGGCAACGTGCCCCTCATCAACACCGAGAAAGATGGAACCGATACCCATTGATTCGATGAACCTACTTTCCCGTCTGGGGAAGGGGTCTGAAAATCATTCTATCCAGAACTTTATTCCGGGCGAGCCGATGTTCACCTTGACCAAGGGTCATCACCACGCGGTAGCTCAACCCATCCCCATCCAAGATACCAGACCGATGGAAAAGAAGCAGAATGGGCTTGGTATTGGACTGACCGGTGATGTAGCCTACACTTTGGACACGACCGGCAGCCAAGGCGTCGCGCAACCCATCGCTATGAGGGAATCAGGTCCCGGCTTCTGGATGGAGGACACTAAAGCCGGAACTCTCCGCGCCGAAGGCGAGAATAGGCCTTCCCGTCCCTCCCATGTCATTGGGGTAGTATCCCCAACGGTTACAACCTGCAAGGGGTCAAAGGGCGGTAGCTCCTCGGAAGCCATCGACGAACTCATTGCCCTCCACCAAGCACAACTTATGAACGAAGAAGAACCTATCACCTTTCAGCCCGGTAACCTTCGCCGTAAGGCGGGTGCCGCACCCTCGACAGAAGTATTCCCGACCTTGAAGTGCGACACAGGCGACCAATCGCCCCACATCTGTGCGCCTACCCTCACGGCATCCAATGACCCTTCCCGGAGTCCACAGAGCTCCGAAGTCACCCAACAAGTCCACTCGGTCCATCAGGTGACGATGGCCGTAAGGCGCTTAACCCCTAGGGAGTGCGAACGGTTGCAGGGCTTCCCGGATGATTGGTCCCAAATCCCTTGGAAGGGTAAGCCCGCTGAAGATTGCCCAGATGGTCCGCGTTATAAAGCGTGCGGCAACTCGATGGCCGTTCCGTGTATGCGCTGGATTGGGGAGCAAATCGACAAGAAGCACAAAGAGCTGTTCGGCACACCTTGACAACGTAGTAGGGGTGGACAGACTGCCATCCACAAATGGCAAGAGGCTACTCACAGTCCAGAAGCGAAAGCGCCCCCGATGGCAGAGCCAAATGGGAAGCGATGCAGGGCAAGAAGAGCATTGAAGCTCTTGCCCGCGTCAAGACCCGCCTTGGCAATGGCGACGTGGGCAATGGCGTCCTCGCAGATGGGAAACTGACCCTGCGCGACGATGACATCAAGTATCTCACGGAGAGCATGATTGGTCCCAAGAACGAAATCTCCGACATGTTCGACGAAGGCTATCCCGGTAAGACTAATTACAGGGCATACGACGCGGTGCAAACCCTCCACTTCTATCCCGAAAACACCGACAAGTTCGCTGGCGACATGGCTGGCTACATCGAGTCTGCCGCCTTCAAGCTTGAACCTAGAGACTATACCAACGACGCCAACTCTGGTGAAGCATACAATCCGGGCAGGGAGTTTGTCGAAGTTGACCCAGAGGTCCTTCAGGCAGACTACTTGTTCGCATTTGGCGTCGAGCTGGATGACAACTCGGCGAAGCGCCTAGCAGAGTCGTTCCGGGAAGCCCTTGGCGAGTCCATCGAGCAGTGGGCTGAAGACCGAGAAGAAAGACGGAGACGCTAATTTATGGCACGAGGATACTCACAAGCAAGGTCTGAAAATCTTGATGCTGGATACAGGCTCAAGACTTTTGGCGAGAACGAGAAGCAAGGTCGGGTAGAAAAACTTGACCGGCTCGTCGAGGGGAAATACATCACCGCCAAGGCGGCCGAGGTTCTTAAGGAAGACGGGTCGCAACATGATGGTCGTTATTACAATGAGTCCTCCTTAAAAAGGACGTTTGGAAAAGACTTTTTCAAAAAGGGTTGGGTTCAAGAAAAGAGTGACTTCATCCCCAATGCCGTGATAGAGTGGAAGAATCTTGGTGGACAAATCTTTTACAAGGTTAAAGACATAGAGATGTTCGGTGGCGTGCCTTACCAGAAGGACGGCAAGTATGTCGGAATGACCTACCTTATGTCGCTTGACGAAAAGGTTCTTGCCGAGAACGGAGGCAGATACAAAACGATTAAAGAGGCGATTGATGTTCTGGAGACAAACAGCCAGATTTCCCAAAAGCAGTCGGGCGATGCAATGCAGTCTGCATACGAAGCTGCTGGAAGCCCTCGTGGTTGGTGGGAGTAAGCCTAGTCGTTGACAGCGACCCAAGAACACTATGGCAGACAAAACCGGTATCTGTGAATGTGGCGACCCCTCTTGCACCTGCAAGCCGGGAACCTGCGACTGCATCCAGCCCTCCGAGAAGTTCCTCCCCAAGGAGGACAAGAAGCCCATTACCAACCAAACCATTAACGCCCCTGTGAATCCTACATCTGACCCCGCCAAACAAAAGGGCGAATACAACGCCCTTGCCTCCGAAATCCCCCTCGACCTCATTCCTTACAAGGATAAGCAAGCTGCCGTCGCTGATGCTGGCAAAACCGACTTCCCCTTCTGGTCCAAGGCTATTACGCGCCTACAAGAGGCGGTGGCTCAAAACATTGAGCGCCAAGCTACCAGCCAGACCAAGTTCACCTCAAAGCCCTGTTCTTGGAGAATCGGGAAGGATGGACTCCGGGAAGTAGCTTACAACTACATCGAAGAAGTCCGCACCGACATCAACATCTCTGGCTCTATGGCGTCCAGCCCCAAGACTATGGTGTCCTATGCCACCGTTGACAAGCGAGTGGTGCTCTCAAAGCACTTGGATGACAAGTCTGCTACCCTTGCCTCCCAGACTTACAACGAGTTCCTTGGTCTGACCAAGTAAGACCGTGGCACGCGGTTATTCACAATCCCGGTCGGAGTCCAGCAATGCTAAAGCGGAAGCTGTCCGGGCACAGCGTGCTTCTGATGAAGTCACGTTCTCCAAGCTGGCTTCTGGGACAGACTTTCAAATGTTTGACAGTGAGGACCTAGTGGTCGGCGAGAGCGTAAAGACTCTCAATGACCTTGAGACAAAGATAGCGGATTTATTTGGCAGCGAAGACCCAGAGGACATTTATTCGAGCTTCACCGCTGATTTCATTGATAACAACCCGGAGTTTATCAAAGAGCTTGATAAGGCCAGAGAAGGTGCTTATGAAGGCGGTAAGGAAGAAACTCCTTCTATCTATCAATCCTCTACTGCAACCGAGCAACGTTTTGATTACTCTTTTGGCGACGGGTCAAGTGGCACCTACACAACCATCTTAAAGTTCCCCGGCGCGCCGTCTATTGAGATGAAATGGTCTGTTGAAATGAGCGTATCATACGATTATGACTATAAAAGAGACGAAGAGAACGAAAGCATCTCCTACCGAACAAGGGTAAAAAACGTAAGAATACTAACATAATGGCACGCGGCAACTCCACACGGCGCAACCTTGCGCCCGAAGACATCTCCAAGCTCATCCGGGGAGACAAGACCGCATTGCAGGCTAATGCCGCCAAGGGTGGTAATGCTCCTGCCGCACAGCCCAATCCTACGGCTCCGGCAGCGACAACACCCACTCCGGTTCCGCAGAACCCGAATGTTCCCACCACTATACCCCTGACGCAGGCAGAGGTTGATGCAATCAAGGCAGAGTTTGCTGCCGACGAAGCCAAGGAAGTCGCCTTCAAGAAGTATTTCCAGAACCTACAAGACAAGGCAGAGTTTGACTCCGAGCAGGCAGCCGAAGCTGCACGCGAAGCCGCGTTTAAGGCTTACGTTGAAGGTCAGAGAAGTCTTGCCGAAGCTGCGGCTCTCGCCTCGCCAAAGAACGCTCAAAAGGCAGGACTCGCCAATGCCAACAAGGAAGAAAAGGGCAAAAAGAAGGAAAAGAGCGGCAAGGAAAAGGCAGGCGAAAAACCGTGGTATCTCCGCTCTGGCAGAGGTCCGGGAAGCATTTTATTTGGTCGTGGCAAATCGGGCAACATCAATGAAATTAGCACAGTTGGTGGTGGTGCAGAAGAGTTTGCGGTGGAAGCCTTGAACAACCTACGGAAGAAGGCGGGCGTCTCCAAGAACTTTCTTCTGGGCAAGGCAGGCCCCTCTGCCCCATCAGCTCCATCTGGTCCCTCGAAGTAAGGTGGACAGAAATCAAGTGCTACTATGGCACGTGGTTATTCCCAATCGAGGTCGGAAGATTTGCGCGAACGTAATGAGTTACGTGAAGCCGACAAGCCCCAGACGCCCCCCAAGGGAATTAGCGCCAAGCAGATTGATTCTATCTCTGACCCCCTAATCAAGGCGTTGGTCAGACAATCTCCCATTCTTCCTTCCAAGAGTCCAAGAAATCCCGGAGATAAGGATGTTCTGCCTCTGGATGCCATCTTTGAGTCGGTTTCGGAAGCCATCCCGTCGACCGATTTCCTTGAAAAGGAATACAGCAATCGAGCTAAGGCAGCCTATGCTGCTATTGCAACGGATATGCTTGAGCTTAACCTGCTTCAAGCGGAACGCGCTGGTCGCGTCCGGGCGGCAGCCGAGTATGGTCCCAAGGACGAGGAAGAAGTGGCGGCTCGTATGGACAAGCAAATTGCCGAAATCAAGTCGTCCCTTAAGGACAACATCCGTGACCTAGATGAGCAGACGGGCGGCGAACTTGGCATTAAGAGCATGGTTCAAGACTTGGCATACCAGATTACCCAAGGCGTGAGAAACGGCCTTGAAAAGGGCAATGGCAAGAAGTATGCCCCCACCGAAACGAGAGAGCGCAAGAAGCAGCTCGACTCACTCTACAACTTTATTAGCCAATAACCTATGCAAGCCTGCGAAGAAGCCACACAGCTCATCATGTCCTTGACCGCGCAAGTTGCGCAACTCAAGCAGATGACCAGCGTCGAACACATCTCCCGCCAGCAGATTGTCTCTACCGGAGAGGACATCCTCCAAGCTTGGATTAAGGGCGAGAAGCATTCGCCTGTCCTACACGCTCGGTGGAAGGAAGCGACTGACCCAAAGACCATCGACAAGAAGTTTAAGCAGATTGCCAAAGAGTATGAGGCAAAGCTCGCCGAGGTTGAAAAAGCCAAAGGCGTCCTGAAACAGCACGAAGCCGACCAAGCAGACCCCAAGATGCCGACGATTAAAGAACCGGCAGGCCCGCAAGAAGTCCCGTCGGACATCCCTGCTATTGAGCAACCTAAAAAGGGGAAGGGCAAATAAGATGGCCAGAGGATACGGAAAAGCCGGCAGCGAATCCCAAGCATATGGCGGCAGGGGTTCTGGCGGCGTTAATTGGATTATTAGCAAGGATGCCCACGACAATCGCATCGAAGACAACATCAAGAGCAACGCGTATGGCCCTACGCTCAGGGGCAACCTTGGCAACGATGTGGCTGTTGCCAAACAAGCCGTCTTAAAGGATGCTCAACGCAAAGAGCTGATTGACCAGAAGTTTGAAGCCAAGGAGAAGGCCACCGCCCTCCGAGGAAAATTAAAAGACTTTGACTTTGAAGATGGAGACGCTGTGGATGCCGCCCTACCTCGCTATCCGGGCGAACACGGTAAGGACATCTATCAGATGTTTGACGAGTCTCTGGATAGCCGAACGCGTGCCGCCATTGACCGTGATGAGCGCCGGCAAGCCCAAGACGATGGCGTCGGGGGTGGCGATGGATACTCCCGCAGAGCGGAAGAGTTTGCCAAGTTCACCAAGGAGCTGCTTACGGAAAGAACGGCCACCACGTCTTCCTCTTTTCAGTATCAGCGAGACGGCATCGGTGGCATCATCGCCCAATACAACCGAGACATCTTCAAGCGAGAGAAGGACATCTTCAACGATGCGGAGAATAAGGTGTATCGCTCGCAGAACCCCGAAGCTTAATCTATGGCACGTGGCTACTCCAGTGCTATGACCGAATCGGAACGCGTCATTACGGGCAAGAAGACAAAGCCTAGTGACCCGGCATACGAGCCTGTCCAGATGGATGGCGACTTGGTGCGCCGCAAGAACGGCTTCAAAGCCCCGCAGCTCCAACCCGACTTTAAGCCAGATAAAGTGTATGCGGAGATTGGAATGAAGTATCTCCGCGCCGACCAGAAGCTTACCGACCAATCCCCCTCCGAGAACATTAAGGAGAATGACCCCTATTGGTTCATCGCGGCCGCAAAGGAAACTCCGCGCCAGCGTTGGCTGGAAATCGGAGATGAAGGCATCCGTGCCAACCTGCGTTCGGCTGGATTCAAGGATTGGGCTAATGTCGATGGAGTTGGACCTGACCGGTTGATGGCATCTTGGATGCTCAACTCGAAGTTCTTTGACCTTTCTGGCAAGGTTCCGGTGCAGATAGCGCCTATCCCGAAGACGTTCACCAAGTAACTAAATCGGCAGCTCGGTCTTGGCGATGTGGTGCAGCTCCGAAATGGGGATGACCAGCATTCTGGACGCCTTATCGTCCCCGCCGTTTACGATGCGTGCTTTATAATCCGAAGGGTTTTTTATAGCTTTCCGGAGGAACGCCTTCAGTTGGACGGTAGGCCATCCATACATCCCGACAACAGACCCATCCTTGGAGAGCAATTGCACCCAGAAGTCAGACTCGGTGGTAGAGATGCCAGAGGCTTTGCCTCGGCACCAATACTCGAAGACAATGTTGCCCGTCGTAAACCATTGGTCGCGCTCGGTCTTGACCTCAATCTTCATACCGCCCGAAGTGCCTAGCATCTTCAACCATTGTTCGCCGGCTTGACCAAACTTTAAGTCGAGGTCGAACTTTGGATTCCAGCTCATTGTGTCTTGACGAGTGGTATGGTCGTTTGTTCACTACTTGTCAATGGAAGAAGAGCGCAAAACGCGATTGGAGAAAATGGACACCAAGTCGCTGAACAATTACAGGTTCATCCTACAATCCATAGCGGGGGACATCAAGCTTACCGAGAAGAACATGAAGCTGCTTGTGAACCAGAACACCTTGGACCTGACCCCGACGCTTTTATCTGGGACTGACACCGGAGCGCAAGAACGCGTCCATGCGGCGTCCACCGTCATCGAGGCTCTCAATAGGATACGCCAGCTCATTGACACGCTGCCATAATCAAATGGCGCGGGGTTATTCACAAAGCAAAAGCGAGCTTAACACCGATTATGGTCGGGAAAATCAATTGCTGAAAGAAGACCTTCCCCGGAATCCTATTATGAAGACCACCGTCGAGCAGGAGCGCGACTATTGGCCGATGATTAGAAAGTTTTACGCCGATGAAGCCAAGGCAATAGACAAAGAATACAAGCCAATGGTAGCCAAGGTGAAGAAGCTCCCAGCCGACGAGCGCATTAAAGTAATGGGGGCTATTGAAAGATTGCAAGACCTAGTTGGGCAACATGTTAATCGCTACATGAGCGACATCAATGAGGGGCAATCTGGCAACCTTGTTGAAATCAATCGGGCAGACACCTTAAAACAGAGGATTGTCGAGCGCATCGAGCAACTCCCAGAATGGGTCAGAAGCACGATGTATGCCCCGGCAGATAAGATTGGAGAGCTTTCGAGGGGGGCAGATAGACCTACGCTTACTTCGGTTGAGGGCGGAGGCAATATTGGCTCATTTACCGACAGCCCAACCCAAGCTGCCAATTTTGGCAAAGGGACAGGGACTTATGGCATCCAGCGTTTCTACACAGCCAAGGACATCGACTCTTTTGACAAGATTATTGACCTCCAGAGAGTAGCCAGATTTGCCTATGCTTTTAGCGCCAATGAAGAGAACGACTTTATCAAAGAAACCGTTCGTGATGAGCGCGAGTATTTGGTTACTGGCATCAAGTGGAAAGAATCCACTTTAAAAGAGCAGATTGGGACTGAGCGGTCTAAGGCTACCATATGACCACCCTTGGAGACTTTGCGCTCGGAACACCATCGCCCCGGAGGGCAGATGCCCGCCTTATCACCAAAATCGTAGATGGGGTAGAGTTCACAGGAAGCGTCATTATGCGGTGGTCGACGGCAGATACCCTTTACCTAGAAAGCTTGCGGGCAATCACGCGTGGCGGGGGCAAGACGACCTTGGACGCCGTAATAGAGGTAGCGGACAGGAATCAGGTGAACCTCGCCTTGTTCGCCCAGCCATACGACGCAAACCGCTGCACAGTCCGGATGACCAAGAAGAAGCTCATCGCATGGTATGAGCGCTTCGGCTTCGAGCATAGGACCAACGGCTTTATGGTCCGCAAGCCGTTGACAAAATAGCAAGATTACTATGGCAAGAGGTTATTCGCAGGCTAAATCCGAGGAAAGCAGAGAAATGCGCCGTCAAGGCCAAGCTCTTATTGATAAGGCACAGGCTATTGAAGCCAAGGAGATGGCCGATAAGGTTATCGCCAAGGAAGCAAAAGCCCAAAACCTTGAACCGGGCCGCGACCCGATGCGTGCGCTCAACCAGACGGCAGCCCTATTGACGGCAGGACCTTCGGAAGAGGATAAGAATATCCGTGGTGGCTATGATGCCGAGAGATTCAACCGCCGGAAGGCCGATGCCGAAGCCCGTCTTATGAAGGTGAAGGAAGTCCTAGAAGCGTCGAAGAACAATAAGGAGTTCTTTGAGAAGCTGGGCGAAGCCAAGGAAATGACCATCGAGGGCAATTACTCCGTCGAGAAAGGTCTTCTTTACAACGGCAACCTTGGTGGCAAGGAGCGTGCAGAGCAGTTCCTAGAATCGGTCAAAGAAGGACTCAAGGAAGGTTCTTTCGGCGACGCGTTTCGTCAGGCCAAGGTCACGTTCAAGGGCTCCCGCAAGGATGAGGTTCGGGTGGACTTCCCGGCTGGGACCGAGCTACCTCGCCGCTCCGACCTACGCTCCGCAATCAGAAGCTTGGGAACGGCGATGACATACACGCAGACGGAGCAGTATGGCGATGGCTTTGGCCATACCCCGATGCCCAAGGTGACCTTCCGGGTCGGTGGCGAAGAAGTCGATACCATCGACTACATGTAATTGGGCGGTTGCCCCATGCGCTCTCCACGCGCCACCCACCGGGAAACCACCGGTCACCCACGCGCCAACCCTGCGCTCCCCACCCATGCCCCACTTAAAGGGAAGAGCGGATGCGGGCCTCGGCTATCCGTAGGTATTCGGCCTCTTTTTCGATTCCAACGTAACTGAATCCTTCTTTAAGGGCAGCTTTGCCGGTCGAACCTGACCCATTAAAGGGGTCGAGGACTGTCCCTCCCGGAGGGGTAATAAGCCTGCACAGATACCTCATCAGCTCCGTAGGCTTCACCGTCGGGTGGGTGTTCTTGCGTTGGGTGGCCTGAAAGCCATCCGTCATTGAAGTATCCCCTGTCCCGTTGCCGGTTCTCATGTGCGCGGGCTTCTCTTTGGTTTCCAGCTCGTCGCAACCCTCATCCCTATCCTTCTTGGTGGCTTTGGGGCAGTAAAAGAACCGGGCGGCTGAACCTTTGTCGCCATAAAAGGTCGCGCCATCATCGCCCCTTTGGGCATAGTCATTGTAGATACCATTGGACTCCCCTGAATGACCGCTCTTTACCGGAGCTGCCGCTCCAGCGTTGGAGGGAAATAGGTCAAGGACTTGTTGCGAGCCATCGTGCATCAGGTTGGCTGGGAAGCGACCAAGGTTTGACGATGAAACATCCTTACCTTCGTATTTTCCGTAAACATTGGCTGCCATTTTGTCAGATTTCCAAGTTCCTTTTCCTCCGAGTCTTGGGTCGTCAAAGGCAGGGTCTGCCGCCACCCGGCATCCATCTATGTTCAGCCCTCCTGTGCCATACTTCAGGACGTTCTCGGCCACAGTTCCCTCAACAGGCTTCCTCGCCAGCACAATAGGCTCATGGGCGGGCTTGAGCGCCGTCCCCCATCCGTCCCATTGTTTTGCGGCTTCGGTAGCCGGTGCTTTGTATTCATAATCACCACTTGTATTGTTTTCGTTCCAACCGTTCTGGTCATCAAACGGTTTTACATTTCTTGACCTCTTTCCAATAACTTCGGTTCTTTCTACGCCCGCGGCTTTATCCAGCGCCTTGCTAATGTTGTGTGACTTCGGAAAGCCAGAGCCATACACCCACATAAGCTGGTCACGCACCTCAAAGCCAGCATCCTCGATGGCAACCGCCATCCGGTGATAAGTTCTCGACCCTCCGAACGATAGGATATGCCCGCCGGGTTTCAGGACGCGGAAAACCTCTGCCCACATCGTTTTGTCATAAGCGATGCCCGACGCATCCCAAGACTTTCCCATAAAGCCCAGCTCATAAGGCGGGTCGGTGACCACCGCGTCTATCGAATCACTAGGCAGGGTCTTCAAAACCTCCCGGCAATCACCCTCCAGCAGCTTGAAATCAGCCATTGGGCTTCCGCAGCAGAGGATTATGCACGTTAAAATACCAATCGGCGAGCAATAGGGCATCTGCCGTCTGGTTGGTCAGGTCTTTCCGCTCTCCATAATGCTCTCTGGCATAGATGGTCAGCTGCTTTTTCCATTCAGCGTGCTTGATTTCTCCGCGTTTGATGCCCTTCTCGTCCCGGATGTGGCGTTGCCACTCAACGGGGGTTACCTCTAATGGTCTTAGGTTCTTTGCCGCCAGATAGCCCAAGGTAATGCCAAAGGCTTCAAAGAGGACTGCGATGCGGGACGAGGGAATCATAGTCCCCATGAAGCGGGGCGGCCGCTCTATGACGACCTCTTGGATGTCCGCTGTGATGGCGAAGTGCCGGTCAAGGACAGGCTTCAAGGTTTCCATCGTATCCCCTGTTAGCTTCTCAAGGGTGTATTGGTGGGTCTTTAAATCCCAGACGCAGATGCCACCGTTGGCTCCGCTGTCGATGCAGATGAGTTTCATTTCTTTACTGTTATTAGGAGGCAGATATTGGCCACACTATAACATCCCCACATGACCGCAAGGGCATAACGCCCTGTGTAAACATTGGCTACGGCCGCAGAGAAGTATGCGGCAGAGGCGATACCCGGCACGATGACCGTGGTGAAGTATTCAATGCTCACCGAGGGGGCATCTCCTTCATCTGTGTAGCGATGACCTTGATGGCGCGGTGCGTGCGTGCCGGCAGATTGTGATAGGAGTATCCTCCGTCCGCAAACTCCGAAGGGCCGCGGGCATAAGCCGCATAGATTTCCCAATAGACAGGCTTTCGGTTGAGCTTGGCTTCAAGGACACTCGAACACCAGCGGAGGTAGTCGATGGCATACTGCCTACTAACGTAAGCGTCGTGGGCATAAGACCAAGGATACTGTTTCATCCCCTCGGTCTTGCGCACCTTGTTGGCTTGGTCCCAAGCTATTTTCCACATTTGATAAGCTCCTCTTGCCTTGCCGGAATCGCCAACGGCGTGAGGGTTGTTGTTACTCTCTGCAACCGCTACCGCATCCGCAAGGTTATGAAAATCGACGCCCCAGCCGATGATAGGTGTCATCAGAAATAGTAAATTAGTCAGGAAGTTCTTCGTCATCGTCGTCAACACCTTCGAGCGCATCGTTAATGAGCTTCATTGTGTCATCAAAGTCAGTCTGGTCCTTATCGGGGACATCTTCAACCTCTATTTCCACAATGCCCTCAACCATACGTCCGAGCTTACCGGCTTCCACCCTGTCTCCCTTTGCTAGGGCTATGTGCATTGCGAACCACAAAAGGTTTGTCGCCGCAGCAACGCTTGTGCTAATGTTGTCGTTATCAACAGGCTCGCACAAAGGAAGCACAGTCTTGCCACCGATTTCCTGTGCCTCAAAGACAGAGATTTGACGAACCATAATACCTTTTGCTTTCAGTCAACCTCTGATGTGGACGAAGTGGAGTAGTTCACAACCTCGCCAATACCGCTTGACGAAACTATGACAGATGAGCATAACACTTTTTCCACAACCCAATATGTCCAACGACAACAACGGCGAAATCATCGAGGTCACTAACGCCAACCTCTCCAACGCTGCTCCTCTCGGAAACAGCATCTACAACAAAATTGGTGACCCCATCCAAGCCATCAAGGAGATGGGCGAGATGATTGCTGGCTCTGGTATGTTCGGATGCACCAAGGTTGAGCAGGGACACGTTCTCGCTATGCAGTGCCTCGCAGAAGGCAAAGCCCCTTTGGAGCTCGCCAAGACTTACCACCTCATTGAGGGCAAGTTGACGATGCGTGCCGATGCTATGCTGGGTCGCTATCTCACGACCGGCGGTAAGGTGAAATGGATTACCCGCTCCGATGTTGAAGTGAAGGCTATCTGGTCGAAGGATGGCAACGACATTGAAATCTCGTCCACCATCGAGGAATACACGAAGAACGGTATCGCCTGTGGTAAAGATGGTCGCACTCTCAAAACCAATTGGCAGAAGTTCCCTCGCCAGATGCTCACGGCGCGAAACGTGAGCGAGGCTATTCGACTTCTCGCCCCTCAAATCATCAGCGGTATCTACACGCCCGAAGAAGTGTCTGACTTCTCGTCGAATGACCGCCCCCTGCCGACCAAGGTGTATGTGGAAGCCCGCCCCATCATCGACGCCCGCCCCGATGTTGAAAACCCCGCACAGGTCGTCGTAGGTCGCTTGGATGACCTTCTGGAAAAGTATGAACCCGATGCCTCGGCTTACCTCCTTGAAAAGAAATACATCAAGGCGGGTCAGACTTATCGTGACCTCGATGCAATGACCGCACAGCGAGTCCTCGGTAATCCTTCCAAGATGATTTCCATCCTTGAAGGTCTGCGGAACAACCTCTAATCTTCTCGCTCACCCAACGACATGAGCCAATACCCGACTACTGATAATTCCAAGCAGGACGCTCCCGCAGTTGCGGCGGGGGTGTATGACAACATCCAAGCAGAGGACTACCACCGTATCCTCGGCCTAACAAAGACCGGACTGATGATGATGAGAAAATCACCCGCACACTTCTGGCATTGGATGACCAGCCCCTCTGACCCTTCCACGAAGGCGATGCACATTGGCACTGCGACTCACCTCGCCGTGTTCGAGCCTCACAAGTGGGCTGACGAAGTAATCGTTGTCCCGATGGATGCTCCCAAGAAGCCGACCAAGGCGCAGATGGATGCCAAGAAGCCAAGCGAAGATGCGGTCACCGCTATCGCTTATTGGAAGAAGTTCCAAGAGGATGCTGGCACGCGTATCGTCCTATCACAAGACGAGGATGCGGAAGTGCGAGCGATGGCCGCTATGGTCAGAGCAAACAAGGAAGTTGTTCCTTACCTCACTCACCCCTCTGCCAAGATTGAGACGTCCATCGTCTCCGTTGAGAAGGTCAAGGGTCTGGACATTGTTTGCAAGGGTCGCTGCGACATGATTACAATGGATAACACGGTCATCGTGGACCTGAAGACATGCGAAGATGCGTCAGCGGAAGGCTTCTCCAAGAGCTTTATGACGTATGGCTATTGGATGCAGGCAGCCCATTACATGAGCATCTGCCGAGCATCGGGTATTCCCATCGAGCGTTTTCTGTTCATTGCGGTGGAAAAAAATCCCCCTTACTGCACAGCAGTCTATGAGCTTGACGATGATTCTTTGCAGAAAGCATTTGCAATCCGCGCACGCCTGATGGAAAATCTTTCCGACTGTATCGCACGCAATGAGTTCCCCGCGTATCAAAAGGGCGTTAACGCCTTGACTCTCCCGCCTTGGATTAAGTAATTTTACTCTCCCGCAAGGGGCAACCAAAACCAAAAAAACCAAAAAACCAAAAAAACACATGAGCAAGTTCAAAGTGGACCTCAACTCCGGCGACCGTCCGGAACGCTTCTCCGAAGAGGGCGATTACACGGTCACCATCGCAAACGTGGAGCGCAATCTGACCTCGCAAGGGTTCGAGAAGGCACTCATCACGTTCGTCGATGACAAGAACCGCAGCTGTAAGGACGACCTGCTGAACAAGGACACCGTTTACTGGCGTCTGAATCAGCTCATCGTCGCTACGGGCATGAAGGTTCCGAACGGTGCGGAGTTCGACTTCGCCAAGAGCGGAGAGTTCTTCAACTTCGTCAAGACCTTCGTGGGCATGAAGCTCACGGTGACCTTGAAGAAGGATTCCTACGAGAAGAACGGCGAGACGAAGACCTTCTTGAAGGTCAATCGCTACTCGAAGTCCAAAGAAGACGCACCCTTCTAATCACTTTCCCCGCAAGGGGAGGGTAGTGAAGTCGTTGTCATTACCGGGTGGGGGGTAAAACCCCCGCCTTTTTTGTGCAAAAATAATAGTTGACAAAGGCTATCGGTTGTGAATTATCCAAGATACTAAATCAAATGAGTCTATTCCACGACCGCCTCAACCGCCTCGACAAAACCCAGCCTAACGGAACCTGCCGCGCCGGCTTCCTCGACGACGTGACCCTCCCGGAGCTCGTTGCTCACTTTGGCGAACCCGAAGTTGAGTTCGAGGACTACGGCGACGATTGCCTCGCCCGTGACGAGTATCATTGGACGCTCCACATGCCCTGTGGCGAGTGTTTCACCATCTACACCCGCAAGACCTCCAACTTCAAGATTGGCGGGCACTACGACTCCCACGCGAAGGTTCTGGCTCACGTTGCCAAGGAACTGCCCCTCTCCAAGGTCATCGAAGGCTAAAAATAAGTCTCGACAATAGCCAACCAATTGCCCAATCTCCCCTTACACCAAACAACGACTATGCCCAGCATTGCTCCTATCATCGCCCTCGAACAAATCGAGTCCCTCTACATCGGCAAAGGCCATTGTTGCCGATGCGGTTGCGGTGGCAATTACTTCCGCGTTGAGGAAGACCCTGCCCACGCCAAGAAAATCAAGCACTTCCTCAAGAAGCTCGCCTCTGGCAAGTATGAGGTCACCGAGCAGGATGGCTTTGCCGGCGAATACATCTACGAAATCAACCTGTCCAAGTCGGGACACGACCGCGTGGCTACCTTCTACGTCAAGCCTGTGGTGGACAACGCATCATAAGTATTATGGCTCGCGGCTACTCACAATCTCGCTCTGAGGGTCCGGGCTACTCCGAAGGTAGTGACCGCAAGAGCCAACCTAGAAGTGAATACCCTCCGGGAACGGACGATTACGAATACAAGAACAAGGTGTCAGCCGAGCTGAACAGTCTTGTTCGAGCGGGCGATGCCGACGGCAAGACCATCTTGGCGATGGATGACCCCACCAGAAACAAGCTCGTGGGAGCGATTGCCGATGGGACTACCGATGCTCGCTCTGGTCTGGACGACTTTGAATACCAAGTCGAGAGGGCGAACAAGGCGATTGATGCCGGCACTGTGGACTTTGAGTCTTACAGCGAGGCGGGTGCTATCCTGCCGTTGAACCTATCAGAGGTGATGGATGGCGCGGATGGCTTTGACATCATCAACGATGCCGTCGAAGACGAGCGACCGGATGACATCGCCGAGTTCGTCGAAGAGTTCGTCAAGAGCCGCATCCTCGATGCGGATGCCCTCCGAAAGGAGTTCGAGGAAGAAATCTCCCTTGCCAAGGAAAACGCGATGGAAACCTTCCTCACGGACTTCCGCAACAAACCCTAACAACTTATGAGCCGAGGATATTCCCAATCACAATCTGAAGGTTTTGCCAAGAAGGGCAGCCCTGCTGACCTGCGCAACCAAGCACTCGACGCCCAAGCTGCCAAGGCTGGTCAGCGACAGGTGGACTCCGCTCGCGTAGCGGTGCAAGGCATCTTGGATAACCTTAAGACAAGCATTAAGGGCGAAGAAATCGCCGAGTTAGTCAAATACACCGCACAGGCTTCCGAAAAGGCGGCCGACCATCTTGAAAACCACACAGAGTCAGTCCGGGTAGCCAAGTTGCTATTGGACTCCAAGAAGAAGGGAACGTGGCCCTATGAGGACTTTGACGAATTAACCAGAGGTATGGGCATCAATCTCCTGACGCCTGATGAAATGAAAGAAGCTGATGAAGATGAGGACGCCCCCGGCGACTATGCAGAGAAGATGAGCCAAATCCTTGATTACGAGTATGAGGATGAGGTTATGTCGGACTCCAGAGACAACTACCTTCGCACCAACTACGACGACTATGACAAGAACGAAGCCAATGAGTCCAAGAACAAGGCGGGCTTTGCCAAGTCATTCATCAAGGACCGCCTAGAAGCGGCCGAGAATACTGGTAAGGAATTGCAGGCAAACCTTGATAAGGTTCGCACCAATGCGGTCAACCGCTGGCTGAACCAGCGAGAAAAGGGCAACATCTAATCGTTGACACAAAACCAATAGCACTATGGCACGCGGATACTACCAAGCTTCAGGAACCTCTCGTTCTAACCTTTCGCCTGCTGACCGAGTTAAGGCAATTGAGGAAGCTAAAACAGCGGTCGCCAACGCCGACCGTAACTTTGAATACAATGGCTCTGGCAAGAAGGGTCGTCAGGCTCTTATTGAAGCCGAGGATAAGCTAGAAAAGCTAATGGCTGAACGCTCACCCGGCGCTCTTCCTACCAAGATGGACAAGCGTTCGGCAGAGAGACTGCACGACAACGCCATTTCCGCTTTTGATGCGGCATTTCAGAAGTCCGATGAAGACGGCAAGGGCATCAAGTTCAAGGCAGCCCCCGGCATTGTCACCTTTGGCGAAGCGCACACTGGCGGTTCGGGCTTTAGCGATGAAATTGACACCGCCAAGATGGATGTCGTATTCCACAACAAGGGTTTCTACTACAACTTGCCTATTCAGGGCAAGGGCACTGCCGTCATGGTTCCGATTCAAATCGAAATCAAGGATGGCTTCAAGCGAGCCATCACGCGAGAGAAGGACCTCGTGGAAGCCGGCAAGCACCTCAACATTGATTGGAACGACCTAGATGACGTCGTTCGTCAGAACGCCAATCAGTGGTTCAACCGTAAGGGTTAATTTTATGGCACGCGGCTACTCTCAATCCAAATCCGAAGTCGGCACTAACACTCGTGTCACTAATTACCAAGGTCGCCTTCGTAAGGCAGAGCAAGAGCTCGAAAAGGCTGACCGCCCCGGTTACAATGCCACGGAGCAAATCGCTAAGGTTCAGGAAATCCTACGGGCGGGCTTTGGTCGTGACGAAAAATACAACATCAAGGTCGCTCAAGCCCTCGATAAGGGTGGCAAGCTGAACATGATAGATGGCACAATTGATGGCAAGGAGCTAGCGCCTAACCTTGGTGCGTTCAGCAGAACAAATGTTAAGAGCCGGGCATCTGCCGATGCCGATGCGGACTTCAATTATGAAGCCAATCGAGCCAACGAGCAACAGGGCTTTATCTTTGCCAAGGACGAAAAAGGCGAAATCTTTGCCCTTCCTCACACTTGGAACGTCAATCGTGCCGCACAGACCGTTGGGGTCTTTCAGGGCGATACTCTTAATTTCCTTGGTAGCGCCGATGGCACGAAGAAAGCCAGAACCCTTGAGGTCATTGGCACGTTCGACAATACGAAGCGTGGTCTGAACCTAGCGGCTGCAGCGTGTGGTGATGCAATTGGTAGAACCGGCGGCATCAAGCAAACGGCGACCATCTTGACGAGCAACAAATACGAAGAGTTTACCAATCAGAACTTTAGCCGAAAGGTAAGCGTCATTCCTCCGAACGTCCGTGACCAGCTTAACATGGCTGGCGATGGTTCCAGCCCCAATCCGTCGGGTGATGGATTTGACATCAAACGGAAGTAAGGGTTGACTGTCTGACAATGTGCAAGGATGAAACCTTGCAAGTGTTGCGGCAAAGCTATTGCTCCCCGGAAGGACAAAACGCGCCCTATTGTCTATTGCTCGGCGCAGTGCCAGAATGATTTCCAGAACGCCAAGACCATAAAGGATTGGAAGGCGGGAAGGTTTGATGGACTCCGGGGCATCCAGCTTCAGCTCTCACAGCCGATAAGGAACTACATCCTCGATAAGGCGGGCCACAAGTGCAATAGGTGTGGCTGGGCAGCTCGTCATCCCACGACCGGTCGAGTGCCGGTGCAAGTCCACCACATCGACGGGAACGCAGAGAACACCAAGGAGAAGAACCTTGAGGTGCTTTGTCCCAATTGCCATGCCCTAACCCCGAATTGGGGCGCGGGAAACCTTGGCAAGGGTCGGACCTTGACCCACCGGAAGCGGATGACAAAAGGCAAGTAGCACTATGGCCAGAGGATATGCACAATCTCGTTCTGAACTCACGGGCAACCTCCCGGTGGGAAGATATGAAAACACCCAGAGCTTGAAGAACCTATTTCCAGCAACAAGGATTCCCAAGGCAGAAAAGGATAAAGCCTCCGACGAAGCCGCATTGAGCATCGTTAAAAGGTCGAGTCCTTACATCGGCAGGGGCCGCGACCGGGCAGAGGCCGAAAGCCAGCAGAACGACTATGCCAAGCGTCTGGCAAAGGCGATGGTTAATGGAGATGATTCCAATGGCGTCGAGGAATACTTCCCCAAGTCGATGAGCACTCAATTCATCAATGCTCTTGCCAAGAGCAACTATGCTCCGGGACCTTTCGACAGGGACACGCTTGATGCTGTCTCCAAGATTATTGATTTGCGAGTTGCGGACAACTTGGGAAAGCAAGACTTTTCAGGAGATTTCAGCATTCGCTCAGTCCAAGATGATGATGGATTTCGCTTGGAACTTTACACCAGCGAATACCGTGGTCGTGGGGCAGATGGCGAAAAGCAGTATCGCTCTTCTGGCGCAAAAGAAATCGCCTTTATTCCGCATGATGAGGTTTCGGGACGCATCACCAAGACCAAGGTGGCCAACTATCCTACGGAGATGTTTGAGTCCAAGGCCTTCCTTAAGGCCAAAGCTCTTGATGGCTACCTTGACGCCCTTCTGATGACTTCTGGCTTCTAATGGCACGCGGTTATTCCAGCGCGGGTTCAGAGTCCACGTCCATCCGGGCGCGGGCTTATCCTGTCATCTGGGAGAAGAAGACCAAAGCTGCCATTGAGAAGGTCATCGCTAGGCGTGGTGAGGAGTTTCCCAACGAGAAGGTAAATGCCCTGCTGGGCGTTGAAACCATCGCTAAAGGGCTTAAAAGGCATTCCGAATATGTCTTTCAATGGATTGATGTAGTCCCGTCAGAGGATAAAGACTATCCGTTTGAGCTGGAAGCCTCTATGAGCATTCCGGGAACAAATAAGCGGGCTGTTATGAAGATTGGCTCGTTCTTTGCCACCAAGGAGGAAGCCGAACAGGTTTCATACACAATGGGCGAGGGAATGGACATCGAGGAGAGCGGCAGGCCGTTGAACCTACGGCGAGATACTACCGAGGACGAGGAATCCAAAGCCCTCGACCAACGCGAGAAGAACAAAGTTCAAACCGTTGAGCTCGCAGTTTTCGAGCGCCGGCAAACATCAAAGCGATATGATGAATGGGTAAAGCGTTCCACAGAACGCTATTACGCCGAACAGAAGAAGGAAAACGAAGCAGCCATCGAGCGGAACAAGAATAAATGAGCAGGGGATACACCACAGGGGTGCGCGGAGGCTTTCAGGCCCGGAGCGAGGCTCCACGGCTCAAGGGCATTGACTTTATGGCTTCGGGGCGGATTACCAAGATGAAGGGCAACTTCCCTCTTGAGCGCGATGCTCGTCCGTCCAAGGTCCTAGTGGAGGCCAAGGACAAAGACCTTGTTGGCACCGAAAAAGTGTTTGGCAATCAAGACATCGAGCACGCCGCTGTCTTCGTGAAAGGCAAGCAGGTGTTTCTTCGCACCGACGAGTCGTCCAATAGCGTCACCTTTACCCTCAAGGAGCTCAAAGCAATGAAAGATGCAGTCTTTACCCACAATCATCCGGTAGTCGAAGGAGTTTCCTTCCCGTTCAGTAGGGCCGACATCTTGATGATGAGAGACGTCCGCGCTCAAGGCTTCCGGGCCGTTGCTGGCGGCACAACCTTTGTGATGGAACCCCCCAAGGACTCAAAGTTCTGGAAGACCAACTTCTCGAAACTCGAAGGCATGATGCAACAGGTCCTCGAAGTCCAGCTCAAGTCTAGGGGCGTCCCCGGCAACTCGGTTGACGAAATGTTTGCTCGCGCAAAACCCAAGGATGCGGCGTTCGCCCTTGATGCTATGTTGACCTTAATGGACAAGCAGCTGAACATCGGCTACAAGAAGCTCAAAAGCTAACCCTTTTTATGACCACAGGAAAATACAATACCACGAAGCACGACGTCCCCGCCGAAAACTTCAAGAACCCTATCAAGGATGACGCTTACCCGGAGATGACGGATGAGCAGAAGAAGAAACTTGAAGAAGACATGGCGAAGCTTGAACAAGCCTTTACCAAGGCTGTTCGCAAGGCTTTTAAGGGTTGACGCTCGTCCATCGGTAGATGGCAAGAGGCTACACCAAGTCTAATTCCGAGGCAATCGCATCCGAGATGCGTGCGTCCGGAGTTTCCGTGTTCACACCAGCGCCCAACACATCGGTTGCTGCTTATTTCAAGGACAAGCCCACACGCTCCCTGAAGGGGCTTTACAAGGAAGGGATGAACATCGACATTCTTGATAACACGGGCAAGTTCACGGCCGCAAGGGTGATGAGCGTCAAGGACAAGAGCATCTCATTGTTTCCTATCTTCAAGCTTCCGGGTGTTGCGCCCTCTTTCTCTGGTGAATTGACTTTCAACCTTGAGCGCGGACCCGACAAGCAGGTGCTTGGACTCCGGAACAAGGAATACAAGTTCCGAGCGGGGCTTTAAAAGCCCAAGGGACGGTGCATGTCTTTCGTCTGCTTGGACACAGGCAGGTCAGGGTCTATGAGCCATCTAACGGTCTTGTCGCAAGTCTTACAGGTGGACGACGCTCGCCAGAGGCGGGTCGGAGCACTGTGCATAGAAGTTTCGTTTGCCCAAAGCTTGCCGGCGCAATGAGGACAAGCAAAGGTCGGCTTAATGTGCTGTATGGATACTAGGTCGTCCTCTGTGTATCCAAGCTCGCGTTGCTTTTTGTCCATGCACGGAAGGAAAGTCGCATTCCATTCCGCATCAAGTCGGGAGAAGAAAGACTTGTTCAGTCTTTCACCTGCGTCCATCGGTCAAGCGAGTGTTGCAGCAAGTCCCGTGTGACCGTTCCCTTATCATCCTTTGGGAGGATGTTCATAAAGGCTTGGATGTTTCCCGCAAGGGCGTCGCCGGCTTGGATGAGTGCTAGGTTCTTGGCAGAAGCCTTTTCGGATTGCTCAAGGGTGTCAGCGATTCGTGCAACGCTCGTATTGAGCTTGTGCAGGAGGGCTTGGGTTGGGTCAGAGTAGTGCATCAGGAGTCATAGCCCTTGCGGGTGGTGTCCACATACTTGACGCGGAACTTCTTCGACCAGCGGACCTTGGGATAGCCCAATTCGGTCAAGCGGTCTTTATCGAGGTGCTGCCACTCTCCCGGAAGCGGGAGTTTGCCTGCCCTCATCATTTGCAGGGCGAGGTCATCTGGCAGGTTCGGATTGCCCTTTGGGGTGTCAAAGGAGATGATAAGGGTATCGGCTTTGCCGTAAGAATACGGGGCGCGATACTTGAACTTGAATGTAAGGTCGTTGCTCATGTCATACGAACGATGGGGAATGCGGTGTCGGGCATCAAGCACAAACTTACTTTTTCTTTGTTCGCAAGCGTAAGGTGCATCCGCTCGTCGGGAGCATCAATCATCTTTACGGCTTCGCCGATGAGCCGGAGGTCGTCGGGCGTGAGCTCGATGTCGCACACAATCGAGTGTGCGGTGAGGTTGTGCAGTCGGATGTGCTTCATGGTAGGTCGCGCAAATCGTAAGAGCCATCAGCCTTTTGCTTGCCCTCACGGACCAACAGGTCCGGGTTAAGAACCGCAAAGGTGCGGAGCTTGTGGCGCAGTATCGCTTCAACCTCTTTGGGGGATTTGCCCTTCCCTTCGGTTTCCACGAACAACGTGATGCCGACGTGATAGGTCGGACGCGGGTCAATGCCCGTTGGCTTGGCTTTGGAGCTCATTAGAGAGGGGACATGCCCAGAGGATAGACCTTGCCGTTAAAGTGGTCGGAGACGCGTCCTGCGGAGCCGAGGTCATCTTCCAGACCCTTACCATACAGGGTGAGGGTGTCCATCGCCTTGATGTAATCCCGGCGGGCTTCTTCGAGACGCTCTTTCGAGCGAGCGGACTCTTTGTCGGCGTCCAGACCTTCTTCCTTGGCGAAAGAAATGTCGTCGGCGAGCATACCCTCATAGAGGTCAATGTCCTTGCGGGCATCGAGCGCTTCAAGGGCTGCGGTGTGTGCCTTATCGAGGGAGTGCTTGGACTCGCTCAAGAGGCTGATGATTTTGTTGAGGTCGTTGAGACTCATAGTGGCGTAGTTAATGTTATGCCCGACGGCTTGGGTTGCGTCAAGCGGAAAAAGAAAAGGGGCAGGAGATTTCTCCCCCGCCCCCAGCGGTGCTTTCGGATTAGTTGAGCTTGATGAGGAGGGCTTCAACGTTGCCGGTATTCGCGGCTCGGATGAAGTTGTTCATCACAGCAGTCCCGACGCGTTCAGCGAGCTCGAAGCGAGGCTTCTCGGCGCGACCAGCGACATCGTGCGTGAGGTGTTGCGTGACGCTGTTGTAGAGGTTCCACAGGTTGCGTTCACGGTCTTCGTGGTAGGACGGAGACTCCCAGATGCCGACGACCTTCTCGGCCATACGCTCCGACAGCACCTTGCGGTCAGCGAGGTTCAGCAGGACACGCGAGCCTTCCTTCTGACCGACCTTGATTTCAGCCATACGGCGAAAGGCAGGCAGGGCATTGTGGAAGGAGTGAATAGCGGCATCCAGCGACTCGCCCACAAACTCGGTTTCAAGCGAGGAGGTGTGCTTGCGGGTGAGGTTGAGAGCGTTCACAGGGACAGCGGCTCCGTTAGAGCAGATGAGGCGGAACAGGCCGACGGCGAATGACGCCCGGAGACTGCCGTCAAACGAGTTTTGGGCGGTGAGACGGAAGTGAACGTCATCCTTGCCAATCTTACCACCCACGGCGGGGAAGTCATAGATGGCGCGGGCACGAGCTCCACCGTGAGTCACGATGGTTCGACGTTTGAAGTCCATACCCTTCTGACCGAACAACTTTTCAGCGGTGCTGAACAGCGTTTCGTTCTGGAGGATTTCGTAGCGGTCCGTCACGGTAGCGAACACTTCTCCAGTGTCCTTGCGTCGCGTGCCGAAGAAGCGAGTCTGCTCGCCGGTGGGGGTGAGGAGCGGGACCTGCTCGACTTCATAGTCGAACTTGGAGGTGACCCGCTCGTTGGTTTCTGTGATGTTGGTGTGCATGTGGGTTGAAGAATTAAGGTTTTGAGTTATGCGGAAGCGATTGTCAAATAAATTATTGAGCAAATCGTTTTGCCTTCTCGTTGGCAAGGTCGGCAAGGCGGGAGTAGATGAGGGTCATCGTATCCTTGTCGTAGCGGGCTTGGTCGTTGCGACCCTGCCCCCAAGAGCCTTCTGCCCAAGCGAGGGCGTCGATGGCGAGCTGGTCAATTTGGTCGTTGGTCATAGTGGTAGGATTAAGCGAGATGGATTTCGTCGTCTTCCGTTCCGGTGGTATCGTCGGCATAGTCCTCTTCATCTTCGTCCTCATCGGACTCGATGCGGAAGTCCACATACTTCATACAGAGACGAAGCATGCCGTCATAGTCGGTGCCGTCGGTCATAGCGACCTTGGTTTCCTCCTTGAACGCCTTGAGGTATGCGGGGGTGGCCGCAAGCGCCCTGTTACAGGCACCAAGGATGTAGAAGATGTTGCCGTCCGGATTGCGGACGATGGGTTTGGTGTTGGACATAAGGTGGTAGGAATTAAGAACCGAAGTCGTCGTAGTAAGATTTGTTAAGCTCAACCTCGAAGACTCGACCACCCCAAGAGTCAAAGGAGGACTCGAAGTTAGTGTCGGGGTCGGGGCGACCTTCTTTCCCCTCCGCGTAAGCGAGGCGAAGAGCGCCCATAGCGTTGGCTTCCGAATCAGAGGCGACAGAGATGCCGTATCCGAAGATTCCGGGGATGACCCCAATCCAGATGGTCTTGGCTTTCATTAGAGGCAGAGGAAGGCGACAGAGGTAATCCAAGCCAGAGCGACGATGCCGATGGCGATGATGGCTTCTTTGATGATTTGCATGTTGGTAGAAAGAGAAGGGGGCGGGGGGATTGCTCCCCCCACCCGCTTGATTAAGCAACCTCTCCGTCGAAGGAGATGAGGTTGGACTCCTTGATGCTGATGACCTCGGTGGCGACCTTGTTTTCGGAGCGAGCCGAAGGGACGAGGAAGGACTCGAACTCATCCTTGCCCACGGTCACACCGTTGACCTTGAAGACCACGAAGGCCTTCTTGCCAGCAGAGGTGAGACGGAGGAAGCGTTCGCCCTTATGCTTGATGACGAAGGGGAAGTTTTCCCATTCACCCCAAGCGAGGGGCTGGACTTCACCGCGTTCGTTAGAGGCGATGCCCTCCTTGACAGAGGCGAGGTTGGCGAAGTTTACGCCGGCTCGAAAGACGTTGGAGACAATCTTTTCGAGGATGACGCCCTTGAAGGCGGCAGCGGGCTTCGGGTTGGACTTGAAGGTCACCGAGGCGAACTGACCTTTGCAGGCGAGGAAGGCGTCGATGGCGTTGTTGGTGGCGGTGTTGGGCATGTTGGCGGTGTTGGACATAAGGGCGGGGGTGGAGGTGAGGGAGGTTTCGTTTGAGGGAGTGCTGTTTTGCATAAAAGAAGTTGATACTATTCCCTTCCGCTTGCCAAGCACAAAAAACAGAAAAAGATTAAAACATCTGTAAGTCGTTGATAATCAATGTAATCAAAATGTGCTATTTTCCTGTTTCGGGAAAGATTTTTGCAGAAAAATGTCGCATCAGAGGACAAATCACCCTGTTGTAGATACAGATGAAGCGCACACCCTTACGTCGAAAATCCCCAATGAAATCAGGGTCATCGTTCACTTCTCGCAAGCCTAGCACTCCGGGCAACACTCTTAAGACCCATCGGCCGATGCGTCGCGTAAGCAAGAAGCGAGCAAAGGAGAACAAGCTCTATATGGACGTCCGCAAGGTGTATCTTACAGAACACCCCCGCTGTCAGGTGTGCATAGACTCACCCGCATGCGACATACATCATAGAAGGGGGCGATGGAAGTCTCGCCTCTATGATACAGAGTTCTTCCTTGCCGTCTGCCGACCCTGCCACGACCGGATACATCACAACCCCGAATGGGCATACGCAACAGGTCTGCTCCTACCACGATGAGCTCGTGGGAAGAACGCCTCGAATGGAATATGGTCGAGATAAGGAAGCTCGCCGTCATCAATGAGCAGCGGGCGATTGCCCGTCGCGCAAAGGAGGCAAAAGAAAAACAACTCCTGTTAGATTCGGGAGTTGACCCAGAGAAAGTTCTGGGCAAAACAAGTATTCCTCAAACCGTATCACAATCAACCGCACGAAAAATGGAACGACATGAATTAGACCTTGGCGACATCTGCCAAGTCACAGCCGGCAAGTTTGCCGATAAGAAGGTGCTCGTCATTAAGGCAGGCATCACCACGAAGTTTGGACTCAAGAGCATCACCGTCGAATACTTTGGTCCTAACAAGACCGGAGAGAAAGTCTGGGTATCGCCTGAGCAACTCGCCTTCGAGGGAGAGAACGACCTTGAGACGGCTAACGCCATCAAAGAGGCCGACTACCAAGAATGGAAGGCTCGCAAGCAAGCAGGTGTCCCGCCAGCTGCTGCCTTCAAGCAGACAAAGAGCTGGAAGAAGCCCAAGCAGGAGTCCGACCCTTCGGACGATTCGTTTCTCTGACGCGGTAGTCCCCGCGCCGGAAGGCTGGGAGATAGTTCCCCCACGCATTCTCCCTCACACGGAGTTATGCGCCTTTGTCTGCACATCAGGAACAGGCAAGAAGGAGTCCACCTATCACTTCAATATGCAAATCATGCGAGATGCCGAGCTGCTGAAGCTTGTCGTCGAGTGTGAGGAGATGGACTACCAGAGTAAGCGGACGTATGATACCGACGCTCGCCCGGATTGGGATGGATGGGTCAGGGAGGCAGAGGAGGCTTGGGTCGATGAAGTAATCATGTATGGGCATGAACAGGCGATAGCGCCGATGCTGGTGTGCTTCAGGAGATTCCTAGTCCCGTTCAGGAAGATGGCCGCAATCAGGAAAGAAGATTTCCCGGAGCAAGAAGTATTCGGAGAGCCAGAGGAGATGGACACCCCGGACGTGGTGATTCAAAATCTCCCGCCCGCGCCAAAAACAAAGCCGAAGAAAGTTCTGAAGAAAAAAGATGACAAAGGTCCTGACCTGTTTTAAAAGGTAGTTGGTTGACAGGTGTTATTCACAAGGCATTTCTCGTCGTGACACATGACGACGATTTCCCCATACGACAGAGCTGCAAGATACATTGCGGCATCCGCACCAGCAATTTCAGGGGCTGGCGGACACAACACAACATTCTCAATGGCGATTGCACTCTATCACGGGTTCAATCTGTCCGAGGCAGAGACATACAGCCTATTGATGGCTTATGCGATGAAGTGCCAACCGCCGTGGTCCGAGCGCGAAGTGAAACACAAGCTCAAGGAAGCGATGAAGACCGAGCCAACGCAACCTCGCGGCTGGTTGCTGAATGACCAGCACGGTGAGCTAGCACCGCGTAAGCGGGGTGCCGAACCTGCCAACGTCACACAGTCCGGTAAGTTCAAGGTCAACTTGGGCAACCTAGCGACGGTCCCAGAAGTCGAGCAGTTCACGACGGCTCAGCTTCTCCAGAATTGTTTTAAGGATGACGAAATCATCTGCATCACCAATGAGGCGGGGCAGGATGAGGATGGAAGATGGTTCCCGGCGTCCAAGGGGACGTTCCAGACCGTCCGCTGGTGGTTGGATAAGTATTTTGGTCCTAGTCCCGAAGACAGAGAGCTTTTTATGCACAAGCAGCAGGGTGCATACATCCGCATCAACCCGATGAAGCCAGAGGATTACTCTGGCCGAGATGATTCGGTGGGCGTCTTCCGGCACGTGCTCGTCGAGTTCGACACGCGTCCCAAGGAAGAACAGTATGCCATCTTCAAGCAGTCGCAGCTTCCTATTGCTGCCATCATCGACTCAGGCGGCAAGAGCTTGCACGCATGGGTGAGAGTGGACGCCACAGACTTCGAGGACTGGAAGGTCCGTCGCAAGATGGTCTTTGACTACCTGTCCGACTATGAGCCGGACGAGATGACCAAGAACCCCTCACGCTGGTCTAGGCTCGGCGGTGTGTTTCGTGGCGCAAACGAGCAACGCGTCGTGGGACTCAACGTGGGGCTGTCCGGCTGGGACGAATGGCTCTCATACCTCGAATCCTCCGAAGTGCCTGATGAGATTACCGTCGACCAGCTCATCGAATACAACACGGACAATGACCCGACCACAGTCCTCGGCAATAGGTGGCTCTGCCAAGGCGGTTCGTTATGCGTCATCGGTCAGTCCGGTATCGGCAAGTCCAGCTTCCTGATGCAAATGGCAATCATGTTAGCCATCGGCCGACCCTTCTTCAACATCGAGGTCAAGCGTCCATACAAGTGCATCATTATGCAGGCCGAGAATGACACGGGCGACCTATCGGAGGCGTTCAAAGGCATCGTCTCCTCGATGTCCTTGTCCGAGACAGAACAGAAGCTGCTCCGCACCAACATCAAGTTCTACCGAGAAACCGTCAAGGTTGGCTTCGAGTTCGTCAAGCAAGCCCGCAAGCTCATCGTTCACAACAAGGCCGATTTTTTCTTCGCAGACCCGTTGCTCAGCTTTGCCGGCGGCGACATCTCCAAGCAAGACTACGCATCGCAGTTCCTCCGCAATTGGATTACCCCCGTCCTCATGGAGACGAACGTCGTATGGGTGTTCCTGCACCATACCGGCAAACCCAAAAACGCCGATGTCGCATCATCCCAGACCGTATCCGACCTCGCATATTCGGGACTAGGAAGCAGTGAGCTCGTAAATTGGGCGCGTGAAGTCGCCGTATTAAGACGCACAGACAAGGTGAAGCCCTTCTTCGAGTTAGTGATGACCAAGAGAGGGAAGCGAGCTGGACTCCTTGATAAGGACGGTAAGCCCACCGCATTTCTTAATCTCCGACACGCGGAAGGTCGAATCCTCTGGGAGGTGAACGACGAGAACATCCTGTCCAACTTCGGGCTGAAGGACCTGAACAAGATGATAGACATGCCCCCCACGGAACACCACAACGACCCGGAGCAGTCTCCGCTCGTCCGCTACATTGCACACAAATTGGGAGTAGGAAACGCCACAGGAGGCGACGTGGCAGCTCACCTTATCCGACTATCGACCACCAACCCAATCATTGTCTGGAACGCCCGCCGGGGCATCTGGACGGGTGTCCAATGGAGCGACGAAACCATCAAGACTCTGGAAGCCGACCCATTCTGACCGTATGGGCACAACGGACCATCATCCCAAGGCAATTCAGATGAGCAATTCTAACAGCATAGCGAAACGCGTAAGCGTGAGCGTTACCAGTAGCATTGCTACGTGCTACCGTGTCTATATGGGACTAGGAAGTCCTTTGTCAAGCAGAAAAGTGCGATTATTTGCAGATAGTCTGAAATACCCCCTTTTGGCCCCCCTTTCCCACCCTCAACCGTTGACAAATCCCAACCCCTTGACTAATGCCTGACCCCAATTACAGGGAGGTATCCATACCTTCCCATAAGCACGGCATAGAGGCTTATGCCATATGGTTTGCCCAACAGCCCATAGAGGCACAGCAGATGCTCATGGCACAGGGCCTTGGCCCAGAGGCCAGAGAGGGCGATGGTAACTACACCTTCGAGGTCAAGGCTGACCACCAAGCGTACGCATACGAGGACGACCTCACCACAGCAGACGAGCCGGTGGAAGCCCCCCGCACATACACCGAAGACGAAGTGCAAGAGGTCATCAGACGCGTAGTCATGGCTATGCAACTGTCCGAGTCACCCGACTGCCTCTTCCAAGCACGCTGTATCCTCATAGCCTTCGGCATCGGTGACCCACCATCAGAGACAGAGCTCGCCAAGCAACGCGAGTGCTCCCGGCAGTTCGTATCCAAGAAGGTCAAACGCATCCAACAACTGTTCAACCTCGCACCCTCCCAATACATGCGTAGCGAGGCCGCTTGCAAGGCTTACGCCGAGGCTTGGCAACGCAACAGGGATAAGAAGCACACCAAGCAGTCCAAGCGCCCACGCAAGCCCACAGATACCACACAGGAACTACCACTCCACTCCATCCAAATGGGACTAGGAAGCCAATCAACCCATCAGACCCTCTCTAAACCAATTAAACGCTCCAAGGGCATTAAATGCCCCCAGACCCCACCCCCCGTTAAGGAATCTATTACTTTCAATAAGGGGGTAGCGGGGTCGTAAGAACCCACGTTTTTCCCCAATTTGTTTAGACTCTTTTGAAAACACTCATAAACCAATCATAAGTATTTAATGGCAACACAGAATGAAATTGCTGCGGCATTGGGGCTAACAAAGGGGCGAGTGTCGCAACTTGTGAAGGAGGGAATGCCCTCGGATGATATTGAGGAGGCGCGAGCTTGGAGGGATGCCCGGAAAGTTGAGATGCAGAGGGCTGGGCATATTAGCCAGCCAGTTCAGCCGTTGAGGTTGGGGGACCTAGACTCCATATTGAAATCGGTGACTGGGGAGACGGGTAATACGGAAATGGACACCCGTGTTTCGGAGCAGACCGAATTGTGCCGGCTGACGCGTGAAGTGTTTATGCAGGCCCTGACCAGCGGTGACCCCGCACAGGGAAAGCTTTATGCCAACTATGACCGAGCGGTGGCTACCCTACTACGTTTGGAGAAGGAGCGGTTTCTGCGTATTCAGGAGGAGGGTAAATTAATTGATGCGGATGTGGCGGCGGCGCGTTTTGGAAAAGTGATGGGGCAGTTAAGGTCTTTGATAGACCGAGCGGAGCTGACGGTTGCGCCGAAGGCGAATCCGGACAACCCTCCCAAAGCCCTGAAAGCCTTCCGAGAGTTCAAGGAGGACCTGTTCCGCAAGATTTCTGAATACTCGCCTAGCGTCCGGGTAGCAGACGGGGTGGAGGATGACTCCCCCATCGGGTTAAAGCCCGCCCTGCCCCCCAATGCAGCGTTCTTTGATGCCATTGGAGAGGACGATGTGGACGCCCCCAAGCTGGGAGGGTCTTTGGAAGACTTTACCGATGATGCCTTGGGCGAGATGGAGGACGAGAACGAATGACCCCCGCCCAGAAGGAACAGATTGCCGATAGGTTGGAGGCCAAGATAAGAAAGGTGTTCCGCCCGGATGACGGAGGGGACATTGTGACTTGGCTTCAGGAGAACATCAGGCAGATTCCATTTTCCCCGATGCCTTCGGGATTCCGCGTTCAGGAAACCCCTTGGCTGGCAGAACCCCTGCGGGCGTGTGCCGACCCGGAGGTGCGCCTAGTGGTGACCATAGCTCCCATTCAGTCGGGGAAGTCTTTGATGGCCGAGATGCTATCCTGTTTTATTGTGGCACGCCAGCCAGCGCCCACCCTCTACCTGAACGACACGGATGATAATGCGGCGGACTGGATGCAGAGCCGACTCCGCATCCTTTGGGAGAACGTGCCTCCGGTCCTAGCAAAGCTGAACAAGGATGAGACAGGCAAGAAGTCTGGAACAGTCCAAACCGAGGACATGACCTTCTGGTGTCTGGGGGCGTTCAATGAGAAGAACCTCCAGCGACGCTCTATCCGCTGGCTCGTCGGGGACGAGACTTGGCTTTGGCCGCAGGGCCACATGGGGGAAGCTTCTGCCCGTGTGACCTCCTTTGGTTGGCTAGGCAAACGTATCTTTATGAGTCAGGGGTCGTTTGTCGGAGACGACACCGAAGCTATCTGGCACACCACCGATAAGAGGGTCTGGTCCTTTGCCTGTCCGAAATGCCAGCACCGGCAACCGTGGAGCTGGGAGTCTATCCGTATCCCGGATTGTAACCTAGCAGACGGGGAGATAGATTTTAACTCGCTGAAAAAAGGAACGATGTATGAGTGCGAAGGGTGCAAGCATCAGTTTGCCGATACCCGCGCCAATCGAGATGACTTTAATGCGGCTAGCTTCTATGCAAAGACCAACCCCCATGCTGACCCCTCGCAGGTCGGGTTCCAGTGGAACGGACTCTGTGCTAGGTCTTGGGGCGGTATGGCCGAGATGTTCATCCGGGCAAAGCTTGCGCTTGATTTGAATGGCGATGCAAAGGCAATGCAGATTTTCAAACAAAAGCAGCTCGCTCAATTCTGGTCTGATGTTCCAGACGACTTCCAGACCTTGCAGACGATGGGAGAATACAAGCAAGGCGATGAGTGGGAGCTCGAAGCCCGCATCGACCCAGCGACCAAGAAGCTGCACACCGACCACAAGCGAGAGAAGCAGATACGTGCTAGGTTCATGACCGTTGACGTCCAGCGTCAGGGGTTCTTTGTCCTTATCCGTAGTTGGGCCGAGGGAGGAGTGTCCCGGATGCACCGCTGGAAGTATGTGACCACTTGGGATGACGTCGTAGGCATGGCGAAAACCAATGAAGTCCATCCCGCCCTTGTGTATGTTGACTGCGGTGACCAGTTTGACGATGTTATCCGCACCTGTGGCGTCAACAAGTGGACCGCACTACGCGGTGACCAACGAAATGATTTTGCTTGGATGGTGGATACGAAGCAAGGCCGCAAGGCCATCGCCAAAGTTTATGCTCCTGCTAGGTTAGTCAATGTGGGCACAGGCGTTGTGCGAGTGCATCACTATTCTAACTTGGCGCTGAAAGACCAGCTCGCGCGATTGCGTAAGACAGGAAAGCATTCCGCTGCGATTGATTGCTCGCAAGATTACATCGACCAAATGGAATCAGAAGTGAGAACGAAATCCGTCGCTACCGGAAAACCAGAATGGAAAAGAATTGGTAAGCGAGCAAATCACTTGTGGGACTGTGAAGTGATGCAGTTTGTGCCTGCGCTTGCATTTGGTTTTCTTGCCCCGCCCGTTGTTGTGCCTGAAAAGAAGGAAGATGGGGTGCCTGTGGCTGAAAATCCTGCGACTCCCGAATAAGAAAATACAGGGTCTTACGTAAGTCGTTGATAGGTAGTGAGATAAAATCTTCTCAAAATGAAAGATTAATCTCGACAATACCCAAGCGGTCTGATTGAATGTTTGAGTCAGGGTAATAACTGACTGTTCTTTCAAACCAGTGCGAAAAAAAGCTACCGTAAGTCGGCCGCAACAAGCGGACGCAGTGAACCACCCGGCGGGAAGTCGGGTGAGCGAAAAGCCCAATCGCAGGTCGAAGAAGAACATCTTTGAAAGTCTTGGTCATCTGATAAAAAACTTTGGGGGTGCCGCAGGGCCAAACCGATTCGACCCTTTAACGAGGGAGGACTGTGAGTCCAAAACCGAATCGACCCCAATTCACTTTCAAAACGGATAGTCCGAGGTAGTGTGATGAGTATCTTGTTTGAGGCCGAGTTCCCAGAGAACGGTCAGCAAGAGCAGCGGTTGGCAAATCCGCTGTGCGCCCACCAGAAAGCCAGCACACCTACCAATCGGACGCGAGGAGAACCCAAAGATGTCTTGTCCTCAATCCGCCACTTTATGTCGACGCTCGAATGACCGAGCTGTGAAATCCCTCTGCGGAGGGAGTGCCGTAAAAACGGCAACGTCGACTCCACTTTATGCCGCCGGCTGTTCGGGTGTAGTGCATCGGTTCCACTGACCTCCAAAAAAAGTCTTACTGCTCTTGCAAGGTGCGTAAGGCGACTGAAGGAGACTGTATCTCGCAAGGGATTTAACCGTGAATCAAAAGATGCGACTATGACGAAGACACTGATACCGAAAGGTATCCTGCGGCACCCTTTATAGTCACGCTACTCGATTGGTCGAGTTTGCCTCCGCTGAATGTCGAAACAAACCGTGAAAGGTTGCAACCTAACACGCAGAGTTAGACACCTGTATCCTGTTAAACGGGATTTAACTGTGAGGCACTTCA